CATATCCTCGTCATTTCGTCCCCCATGACTTGTCAAAACGTCCCCCATGCTTTGTCATTTCGTCCCCCATCTACATATTATATATTAAACAAGAAATAAACAAGAGGTTAAATATCATCGTTAAATAGTCGATGACGATAATTTTCAACAAATTCTTTATTTTTCCATTTCAGTTTGTTGATAACTCAAGCCGTCACTTGCTGAATAAGACTGTATCGGTGGTGAAGCGACCTTCCATTAGCCATGCCAAACGTGGACGGATTGTGGATAGGTGTACAAAAAGTGGATGAAAAACTTTTAATTCAATGCTATGGGGGACGGATTGACAAGTCGACCAATCACAGGCAATAGATTGACGATAATTCGCTATTTATTCCGCGCGAATGCTGTCGATTTACAGCCTATGGGGGACGGATTGACAAGGTAAATTTGCCAGATAGGTGTACAAAAAGTGGATGAACTTGAACAAAATGTTCTTCAAAAACTTCGATAATTCGACAATCAGCCGCTTATATTATTTGGATTCACGGTATAGGAATCGTTGGACTTCATAGCGGCTTCTGTTCCAGCATCCTGCGCTTGATAGAGAATCTCCATCTTTGGGGCGGTTCCGTCCGGGTCTGGGTCTGTTCCGGTGGCCTGTGCCATCTCATAGCTACCAGACACCATCCGGCAGACAGCGACCCTGTCCTTGAGCGGTGTGTGGAGGTTTGCCAGAATCTCCGTCAGCACGCCGATGTGGTCTGAGCCGTGATCTCCGTACCGGATGTATAACAAGGCATCTATCTCATAGGAGGAACACTCCATCATAGCATCTATGAGAATCCGCCGTTTCTCCAAATCGGAAAGGTCATCTTCCAGATGTTCCAGCAGTCCCGGATGAATGCAAGCGTCCATGTATCGAGCCACCGATACGCCGCAGCAGGTGAACCAGCGCATAGCCATCGGAAGGGAGATGGCTGCCAGACCTTGCTCCCAATTTGCTATCGTGCCACGATTTACGCCCATTTTTGCCGCCAACTTCTGCTGGCTCAAGCCGGAACGCATTCGAGCTATCTCTAACGCTTTGGCTGTTCTTACTAAATATTCATCCATAAATTCTCACCCTTTCAACAAAATCCGGCAAAACTGCCGGGTTCGACAAGCCAAAAAATGGAAAAAGCTGCTATGGAGAACCAACAGCAGCCTATGTTATAACTGTACCATCGAAAAAAACAATCAAAACAGGAGGTAACAACATGATTATCATTGACGGAATGCCCGCATCTGAGCCGAACGAAAACAAAACGCCGAAACCGTGGGAGGAAAGCTAATGAACCGAACCGCAGATGTTCTGATTATTCCATACGTTCGCAAGCGGACTCTGGAGCTTGTCCTGAGCCTTTCTGGGTACGAAGCTGATAAAGATGCTTACCTCGAAGCAAAAGGCATCTTAGAACGCGCCATAGCTGCCTTGGACGATGGGCGCGACCCGGCAGATAGCATCGAACGCATTGACGGACAGCTTGTGGAACTGTGAAAGGAGAAGAAGATGGACTTTACAAATGGATTCTATAAAGCCGAAAACCCTGTTGTTCTTGAAGAGGTGAAAACTTTCCTTCAGTCAATGGAACGGCGCGGAGCAACAGTCAAAGACTTGGACGATGCCATTGTGCAGCTAAACAATGTTTCGCACAGCATCAGCACAAACGCTCTCGTCAAAGCAGATGTGCTGGACAAGTTACCTGAAAACCCTTTTCGTTCTATGCTCAACGGGATGTTACAAAGCAAAGGGTAACTTAAACTTAATGTGGCTCTTAATCATTGTCATTGCAATTTTTGGCTTCCCTGATGTGAAGTAATGGATGCAAAGAAAACGTTCAATTTTTACGAAGTTGTTTAAAATACATTGACTTGACAACTAAAAGGTGTATAACCATATCAAATGAACGTCCGTACTTACCGATCGGGAGGATATGCCACAATGAGTGAACAGGAAAGAGCCAAGATTGACCGATTTATTGCATGGCTGCTGGAACACCCTGAAAAGATTCCAGCAGCGGAACAAGCACTAGACCTAGAATAACAGAAAACCCCTTGCGCAGAGCTACACCAGCCCGGCACAAGGGGTTCTTTTATTTTACCGGGCATGAACGTTACATCTTCTCGATCAGGTTCATCAGGGCTTCACGCTGCTCTTTCGGCATGGATTCAAGTTTTCTTCTAATCCGCTCCACTGCTGCATCGACTTCGCTTTGCGGCTGCTGGGGCGGGTTTTCTTTTTGGTCGCCAGTAAGAAGATAGTCAACCGTAACATCGAAATACTGTGCTAGCTTAACGGCATTTTGATTGGTCGGCTTTGCATCGTTTCCTGCATTTGCTTCGGTTCTCCAATAGCTATAAGCAGATTTCGGAACGCCAGCTTCAGTCAAAGCACGAGACGGCTTTACTCCCTTTTGCTCACATAGCCTTACGAAATTGTCAAAAAACACAAAACATACCTCCAGCGTTTGTACAAGATGACAAAGTTCTACCACTTGGACAAAAACACTTGAAAAGTTCTACTACTTGTGCTTTAATAAAGCTACCGGGTTCAATTGGTAGAACAAATTAAAGACTTTGAACAAATAGAAGAACGTTCGATAATGTTTTTGCTTGACACCATAATATTATCATATTCTTTCAAAAAGTTCAAGTACTAGAACAAGAAAGGAGAAAAAATTTGCTTCCTAAGTGGACAGGCGATGTTGTAGGAACGCTTCACGTTAACAGCATCGAAATCAGAGAGCTTGCTGCAAAAATGGGATGCGCACCGGAATACTTGGGAAAAATCCTGAACGGTAAGCGTGAGCCTAAAAATGCGGAAGCTAAGGTGAAAGAAGCTCTGGAAGAGCTTTTGAATGAAAGAGAGGGAAAATGAGCGACATTTAGAGCATCTGCAAGATTCTTGAAATCGAGCAGAAGGAGGACTGAACATGGAGAAAATTATCACATTAAAGGTAGACCTTGAGTACCCGGACGAAGCACACCACGCCATTGACGAGGCAACAAAGGCCTACGAGGAAAGCAAAAAGTGCTGGGATGCCTTTGAAATCAACGAAGCCAAAAGCAGAGCACGAGACATTTTGTACAACCTGTGCAATGAAGGCTACAGTATGATATGGACGGTCACGGATGGCGCTGTCGGCCTGACGATCTGGAAAAGCTTTAAGGAGCCTTGTGTTGGACAGTGCTATATGCCAAAAGAAAGCTTGTTTGACATCTGGGTCGAAAAGCTAGTTGCGCTGTGCATTGCCACAGGCAAGGAAGTCCCGAAGTTCATCACAGATAAGGCTGGTGAGTGCTGGTGATAAAATTTCGTAAAGCGCAAAGCCGGAAGCGCAGACTAAAGCTGGCAATGGCTGCTGGCGTGTCCCGGAACGATGCCAACAAGGTGCTGTGGATGGAGAAATGTATCAACCAGTGCTTTGAACGGCACAACAGAGAAGAAAGACTGAAAGAGGAGATGCAGCATGGAAATTAAATACTGCGAGCGCTGTGGCATTCTACTTGGCTCAGTCAATCCTACAAAAAATATTGTTTAGATTGCAAAAGGGAAGTTTCGCTGGAGCAAAAGAAAGCAAGACGAAAAGTATTGAAAGAAAGTCATAGATTTGTGCCAGTAAAAACTACTTGCCAATGGTGCGGAGAGCCAATGATTAAAACGTCTGCGGCTCAAAAGTATCATAAAGAATGCGCAAAAGAAGCTTCTTTTACAAGCATTGCAGAACATCAAAAAATACGAAAAGAACGAAATCTGAATAAGAAAGCATTGGAAGAAAAAAAGATTCCATCCATAGGACAAGTTCAAGCACTTGCTGATAAAATGGGCAAGCATTACGGTGAGGTGTCACAGATGCTTGCAACAGGGGAGCTGACTTATGAATGGTAAATACTACGGCCAGCGGGAAATCCGCTGGCACAGCCGTGAAAAGGAACGGCTGAAACGCATTCGAAGAAAGGATAAAGATGAAAGTATTTGTAGAAATCGCCCTGATCTGGGGCATTGTCTTAGCGTTTATTCTCGCAGTGTTTCTGCTGAACTTCTGGCTGGTGCATCACATCGAGCTTTTGGTCGGAGCTAAGGCGACATGGTACATCATAGGTGCTGGCGCTTTGATGACAACTGGTTGGATTTTCAGACGCAGAGAACCAAAGAACACAGAGGAAAAGGCATGACACTGGAAGCCGCCCTTGAAGAACGTGATATGAAGGCGTCGGAGCTTATCCGTAAAAGCGGCGTGTCGGCCCCAACGATATACAACATAACAAGTCCGAATAAAGCGCCGTACAAAACGGGCGTTAAGGCTGATACGCTTGCAAAAATAGCCAAAGTGCTAAATGCAATAATCGTGATCGATGCAAGCAAACCATTTTTATTCGATATCATTCTGAAAGAAGAGACAAAATGAAAACCGTAAAAGGAAACGTGCTTACCATACTTGGTATCGTCGCCGCAATCGTAGCCGTCAGCTGTGGCGATACAATAAATGGATGCGAGAGTACAGTACAGATGCTTGGATGGGCATTTGTTTCGCTGATGTTACTAGCCACTGCCCTGGTTTTGTGCGCGCTTGGAGTGAGCGCGGAAAAAGAGCATGAAGATAACGAACGGATGGGGAAGCTGAACCGCATTCCCGCTCATACTAACAAGTGGAGGGATGTACGGTGAAATGCCCAGTGTGCGGTAGCGACAACATTACAACGATTGACAGCCGGTCAGACCATGACAGCATTGTTCGCCGCAAGAAGTGCATTGCCTGTAACCACCGGTGGTCTACCATCGAAATTGACAAAGACCAGTGGTACAGTGCTTTGCAAATCAAAGAGGAACGTAAGAGAGGGAGACCAAAAGATGATTAACCTTGACAGATTCGGCGGCATGATCGAGCCGGAGGACGGCGTGTGCTTTATGACCAACGAACAGATGGCAGAAGCCAAAGAAGCTGACCGTCTGGCTGAGATCGCGGACTTGCAGTCTGAAATCGATGACAGGGAAGCGGAGCTGAAAGGCCTCCGTGCACAGTTGGCAGAACTGATGGCTGGTTGATTTTTGTACAGCCAAGTTAAGCCAAAGTAAGAGCAATGAAGCCTAATGAAGCCGAAGAAAGGAAAGAAAAATGGCAGTATTAGTAATGGTCTACGGTCATTCCGGCAGCGGTAAGTCCGCCTCGCTTCGGAACTTTGACCCGGAACAGGTGGCGGTTATCAACGTGCTTGGCAAGCCGCTGCCGTTCCGCAGCAACATGAAAACCTATATCACAAATGACTACGGCAAGATTGATGCCGCAATTCACAGTACCAAGCGTAAGTCCATCGTCATTGACGATGCCACATACCTTATGACCGGCGAGTTCATGCGGAACGCAAAGGTCGCTGGATACCAGAAGTTCACCGACATGGCAGCAAACTTCAACGCTCTGCTGATGCGGGCAAAGGAACTGCCGGACGATGTTGTGGTCTACTTTTTCGGTCACAGCGAGCGTGACGGAGACGGTGGCGAGAAGTTTAAGACCATCGGCAAGCTTCTGGACGAGAAGGTCTGCGTGGAAGGGTACTTCACCATCGTTCTGAAAACCGTTGTGCAGGATGGGCGATACCTATTCAGCACTCGCAATGATGGGATGGACACCGTGAAAACCCCTCTTGGGATGTTCAACGATGCGCTGATCGAGAACGACCTCGCTGCCGTAGACAAGACCATCCGTGAGTATTACAACATCCCGGTTCAGCCGGATAACAAAGGAGAGTAACAGATGAAGAACATCAACTGGAATGACGTACAGGAAGCCACCGAACGCCGTGACCTGCCTGTTGGCGGCTATGTTGCCGGTATTTGCAAGGCAACGGACGAACCCGCAAAGGAACGTCTGAACATCGAGTGGGAGGTCGCAGAGGGCGAGTTCAAGGGCTATTGGCGTGAGCAGACCGCTTCCCTTGTCGAGCGCGGCAAGCTGAATCCGGGCGAATGGGCATGGGGCGGCAAGACCATCAAGAGTTACAAAGAGAAGGCGCTGCCCTTCTTCAAGGGCTTCATCACCGCTGTGGAGCAGTCCAATCCCGGTTACAAGTTCAACAACGATGAAAAGACCCTGCGTGGCAAGCTGGTCGGCGTGGTTCTCCGTGAGGAAGAGTACATGGGCAACGATGGCAACGTCAAGACGAAGCTGGTAGTTGACCGCTTCACCAGCGTGGACAAGATTCGTTCCGGCGATTATGAGGTCAGACCGAAAAAGACGCTGGCTGGCGGGTCTAGCTCCGGCTACGCGCAGGGCGGGAACGATGACTTCTCTGTGATTGAAGAGGACGGAAGCCTTCCCTTCTGACCTGTAATCCGTGACCGCCTACCTTATATAAGAGCTGTGCTATCTGGCTGGACGGGCGTTTGGAAAGATGATTACCTGTTGTCTCAACTGCACATCACGCCACCAAGCCTGCCATGACACCTGCGAGAAGTATAAGGCAGAGAAGAAAGACTTCGAAGAGCGCAAGGCATTCGTGTATGAGCTGAACCACAGCCAGAGCGTGTGCCACCGTGATTATGAGGACAAGCACCGGGAAAAGGGGAAGAAACGGTTTCTCGGAAGTGAATTTAGAGGTGAACGAGGATGAATAAAAGAAAGTATAAGCCGGGCAGTTACATCATTTCACTTGATGACTTGATGAAGCAGGAGTTTGTTTACTGCGCCGGAAAACTTGTTCACAAAGGCTGGTTTGGTAGCTGGCAACTGCGATATGCAAATAGCGAACTTGCCCGACTGCGTATCAGAGAAGCCAAAAAAATCGAGGACAACGCATGAACACCGGCAAGCAGTTTGAAGCAGACTTCAAAGCATCCGTCCCATCCGATGCGTGGTGCTACCGCCTGAAAGACAGTGCTGCCACCTACTACGGCGGCAACGAGAACCTGTCCTTTTCTATCGACAACATTTGCGACTTCCTTGTGTACCGACACCCGATGAACCACCTATTTGAGCTGAAAACCATCGAAACGCCCTCTATCCCTCTGGAAAAGGTGTTCGGCAAGTACGACAAGGCAAAGTGCAAATACCGCAAAGAAAAGCACATCACTGACATGGTGGATGCGATGGGGTACGGCGGTCAGACCGCCCATGTGATAGTCAATTACAGGGCGGTCAATCGCACTTTTGCAATCCCTGCCAGCAAAATTCTGGCGTTCCGTTACAACGAGAGCCGCAAGAGCATCCCTTGGCAGTGGGCAGAGCAAGAGGGGATAGAGGTCAAAGCAAAAAGGCTGCGTGTCCATTGGCGGTATGACGTGGATGGACTGCTAAAGAGATTGGAGGAAGAACATGAGCATGAAATGTGACCGCTGCGGAGAAGTGTTTAATCCTGAACCGCCAGATGAGATGGGGAGGCATAAGCCCAATGCCGTGATTCTGGTTGACAAGAACGTGCATGACGCATGGGACTACTGGAGTTGTGATTGCTATGATGAACCGTTGTCCTTTGCCCCTCTTGCATGGCAAAGCTGAACGACTGGCTGAAAGGAGAATAAAAATGGCTGAATATTATGTTGGATGTGGGATATTTGGGGAAATCTATGCCGGAAAAATAACACCACCTGGAAAAGATGGTTCGCAGATGTGGAAAAACAAATCGGATGTGACTGACGGAGCAATCGAAGCGGTCGTGAACCATTTCATTATAGAAATGGATCGTGACGATAAGAACAAAATTCAAAAAGCATGGGGAGTTCGTGGCAATAGAACGCTAAAAGTCACGTTTGAGCTTGTCCCCAAACAAGGAGTAGTCAGATGAATAAATTCGGGAACTGCCCTCTGTGCGGCAAACAGGTCAAGCCAACCAACCTCCGCAAAATCGCACGGAAAAACCAGTTGTACGGCTTTCGCATGGCTCTGGACGGCATTGCAACCACATGGGGCGCACTGATTCAGAACCTTCGGTGCGATGCAGACCTGACAGATGAACAGGTACAGAAAATCATCCGCATTGGTGACAGATACTGGGAGATGGTAGGGCAGTTCAAAAACGAGGACATGACACCTGACGAGTTTGCGGATTACATCACCGCAAAGTCAGAACAGGTCGAAAAAGAGTTGAGAGAAAGGTGGAGCTAACAATGTTTGAATTTGCAACTCGCTGGCTGGTCTGCTTAGTCCTGCTGGCAGCAGTAGTTCAGTCCGAACGGACAATCATGAACATGGCGAACAGCCTGTTTGAGGAACGGCAGGCAGTGCTTGTCTGGCTGTTTATCAACGTGTGTCTGGTCGTTTGCACGGCAGTTGCGATGGGGTGGAGGTAAGTATGGAAATTCGTGGAGAGCATAGCAAGAAGAGAGTTCGTTTTGATTCGCTAAAAGAAGGAGAGCCGTTTTACTACAACGACGAACTTCTTATGAAGACAAGCGAGGTTACTGACAATTCCGGCTTTTACGGTGGCACTACATATAACTGTGTGTCGCTCCGTCACGGTAGGATTATGGAATGCCATGATGATACAATGGTCGGCATTGCAAGGGTTCATATCGAAAAGGAGTACTAATGGACAACGAACTTTACTGCCCGATGAAGCTAACCAGCAATCCGCTTGGTCGGTGCATCTGCGAGAAAGAGAAGTGCGCTTGGTGGCAGCAGTTGGACAACTGCTGTTCCGTCTGGTGGATTGCACGGAAGCTGGACAGCATCGAAACGAAGATGAAGAGGTGAGAGCGTGAAAAAGCGGATTTACCTTGTTCTTGAAACCGAAACGGACGAGGATGACAACAGCATTCTTAGCGATATTGAGCAAGAACTTGGAATGGCTACGCATTATTTCAAAACCTGCTCTTATAGCGAAATCGGGTTTGATGGCTTGTGGAGAAGCACATTTGAGCAGCCGCCTAAGAAAGAAGATGCAGATGAAAACGGCTATGTGATGGCGATTGCTGGGCCGATCACAAAGTCTGTTTGCGTAGGTTACCCATATAAGTGGTTGTGGAATGGCGTTGCAAAGCATCCATACGCATACCCTGTTTGGAAACCCATCAAGGAGGTCTGATACATGGCAACACCCCCGAAGCGTGGTCGTGGCAGACCGCCGCTGACCGAAGCTGAAAAGAAAAAGCGTGAGAAGCGGGCGCAAAAGGCGAAAGAAGAAGCCGCTGCGAAGCGTGAGAAAGAGCGAGAGAAAAAGAAACAACAGATGCTTAACAAGCGGAAATCTATCCGCTCACAGGTGAGTAAAAAGGTGAAAGAACAACAGGAGCTGGCAATCACAAGGTCTAAGATGCTGAACACAGGCGATTTGCAGTCGAGAATCGGCGATGAAGAGGACAAGAAAGTTGTAGGCATGATTGCTGCAAAGTATTTTGGCGACCTTCCGAGCGTGGACATGAACAACCCCATTGAAGTGCAGCAACGCCTTGATTTCTTCTTTGATGCTTGCATCGAAGCCAGAATCTCCCCTGTGGTGGAATGGATTGCGCTGGTGCTGGGCATCGAATGGCCTAGCCTGAGACAGATTATGACAGGCAAGCGCCGTGACGACAGCTTGCAGCAGAAGTATATCCTGAAGCTGATTCTGCAAATGCAGTCCATGTGGGCATACAACGGTATGTACGGTCAGGAGAACCCGGCAGAGTGGATTTTCCGAGCCAAGAACTACTTCGGTATGCGTGACAACGTGGAAGTCACCGTTGCACCGCCTGAACAGCCGTTGGGCGATGCCCAGAGCGCAGAACAGCTCGCCCAGAAGTACCAGACGGCTTTGCCGAAGGAGATTGACGTGGAGTACAGAGAGGTGAAAGAGGAATGAACGGATTTCTTTTTACGAAAGACGGAAAACTTATATGCAAACTCACCGAAATATCATTTGAGCCCTACAAAGACAAACGAATAATCAAAGTCCGATGTACGGTTTGTGGACGTATCAAAAGAATCCAAAAATGGAAGTTCGATTTTGCGGAAGGTTCGTCAAAATACAAATGGCTTAAGTGCAACTGTTATGGCGATTACGCGACGGAGCATGTAATAGTGAAATGAGCAGCAAAGCGTTACGGCAGATGTATAAAGAACATCACATCTGCATCCATTGCGGTCAGAACGATGCAATGCCGGGCAGAGTATCGTGTGCGGAGTGTTTGGCAAAAGACCTCGAAAGGCACACGCAAGCATACGAAAACCTTTCAGGCGAAACAAAAGCTGCGTATCTGCAAAAACGCAATAAGCGTCAACGTGAAAAGCGCAAAAGGCTGGCTGCGAAAGGAATTTGCACCATTTGCCTGAAACGTCCGATGTCAAAAGGCTATCGCTCTTGCATCGAATGCCGAACAAAGGATGCTCAAAAGAGAGCGAGAAACAGCAAGGAATACAGAAGGACATCTGGAACTTGCGCCTATTGCGATGAACCGCCAATTCCCGGCAAGCGTTGCTGTCCGAAGCACTATGCAAGCCGCATTGTTGGCATCACAAAATGTAGGCAGTCAGAGGGCTTTAGGCTATCACAAATCGAACAGAAAAAGCGCATAAACGTCTTTTGGAGAGAAATGGAATGGGAAAGAAATCAAAGAATGAAACAACCACAATGGATACACCCCTGACCCCGTTGATTGACTTCTCCGACCCCTGCTTACGCACGTTCCTGCCTGTCCTCTTGCAAGACCACACGACAGGAAAGAACATCATCTGGGCGACAGACCCACCGCCTGAACTCGGCGTTGGCTTTGCGGATGAAATCACGATGGAGCAATTGGACAAGGCTCAACTTGTTCCTCGTGTGCAGAAACGGCATGCAGACCAAAAGAAGCGCACCAGCAAGAAAGCAGAGGTGTTTACGCCGACATGGGTCTGCAAGAAGATGGCAGACGTTGCAGAAAACGACCTGAAGGGCGAGGATTGGAAGGAATACATAAACAAGACCTGCCTTGAAGTCACCTGCGGAGAAGCACCGTTCCTGACAAGCAGATACGACACCACCACAGGGCAGATAATTGCTGTGCCAGACAGAATCGGTCTGCTGGACAGGAAGCTGAATGTTCTGGCAGAGCAGTTCCATGACTACGATATATGGATATGCTGGGCAATCAATGCCTACGCATCGACATACGGCTATGAGTGGCAGGGAGACAATCTTTTGCTGGCGCGGTGCAACCTGTTCCTGACACTGATTGAAAATTTCAGGTATCGGTTTGATGCTGAAAAGCTAGAAATCGGTTTCATGCCAATTTTTCTTGACTGCATCGCGGATACCATCTCATGGAACGTCTGGCAGATGGACGGTCTGAAAAAGACCGTGCCCGGCACGGATATTCCGTGCAAAATTAAGGACTGGAAAGCCGACAAAGAAATTCTGTTTAAGGATGTTGGGGGAACGAGCAATGAAAATCATTACATATCCTGACGGTCGTTCGGAACAGGTTGGAACGCCATTAGAACTAGCGCAGTTTATGCTTGGTTTGATTGAATATCAAACTATGCAGAAGTTCAAGAATCTGATTGATTCTATCCCACAGCAAATTGAACCACAGCAGATTGAAAGCCCAAATAAAAAACGCGCATCTAAAAAGAAAGCAGGCGAATCTAATGCAAACTGACAGAGGAATCTACCACAAGCGAGTATGCGACCGCTGCGGAGCGGTTCTGGGCGGCAGGATGATGAACCCTGACGAATACTTCAAGGACTGGGCGTGGCGTAGGGACACAGGCGACCTGTGCCCGGAGTGCTATGCAGAGTATAAGCGAGTGATCGGGCGGTTCAACAGGGGAAAGAGAGGGCAGAAAAGATGAAAAGATGCTCTGTATGGCGTTGCAAACAGTGCGGCATGGTTATCCACAGCACCGAAGATGCGAAAATTCCTGACAATGCGTTTGACGAACTTTTTAGCATTGAAACCGTTTGCAATAACTTAAAAGGGTTTAATTTACCGAGCGTAAAATTCACGCATAAATGCGACCCGCAGACAATAGGCTTGTGTGACTTTATTGGATGGAGGAAGTACGAATGAACTTCTACTGCACCACCGAACATTGCTCTTGCATGGGCATCAAACAATTCTCCGCTGGCAAAACTGTCCGATGCACAGCAGAATCCTGTGAGAACAAATCCGAGCCATCCTGCGGTTCTTGCAAATGGTACGCGGAGCCGGAGGGCGTATGCGTGAACGACCAGTCAGAACACGTTGCAGACTTCGTGTGGGACAAACGTGGATGCAAGGAATGGGAGAGAAAAGATGACAGCAGGGGAGAAAATCAGGAAGCGCAGACTTGAACTTGGCATCACACAGAAAGATGTTGCGAGGATGATCGGAATGACCGGCGCGTACGTCAGTGCCGTTGAAAAGCAAAAGCGTGGCGTAAAGAAAGAAACGCGGCTGGCAAAATTCGCAGAAGCCCTTCAATGTAGCGTGAACGATTTGAAGTCGGATGTGCCAAAAGGCATGGTAGACCCCACCAATGATGACTTTGGAGCGGTTTGCAACTGCGCTGTCCGCTATTGCTTGGGCAGACGATCATATATGCCTAGCCTTGTTTGCGGATACATCACACTGCTTCTGCCGGAGCTGACCGACACGACGCTTGGTTGCTTTGAACGTGACATTGCAGAGCGAAAGCGGAAAGATTTCGACTTTGACGATTCCTGCGACTATGAGACATGGGATGCGTTTTACAAAGCAGTTTGCAAGGAGATTGAGAGGAGAAAGGGCGATGGCTAATTATCCAGAATACCTTGAACGAAACGCACTTATTGAAAGAATCGAGAAGGCATATTGCGATGGCTGCGATAACTACAATGGAATTAGATGCCGTGCTTGCGGTATTGGCGATGCCATTGACGTTGTGGAAGATGCCCCGACAGCCTTAGAGCGTACTGCTAGATGGATTGTACAGGACGATACATTTACAAGGTTCGAGTGTAGCAGATGCCACACAAAAAATCATCATACACGTTGGAACTACTGCCCCAACTGTGGAGCGAAAATGGAGAACGCGCATGGCTAACACGCTTTGGCATCCGGCAAGCGAACCACCACAAGAGCGAACACAGCCTTTGCTACTTGCTGCTAAGACAATGTGGCGCGATAAAGATGGAAAATTGTTGCAAGGAATCTCGCCAACAGCGTACTTTCTCGGCTGTTATGCAGACGGTCAGTTCTGGGATGAGATAGGCGAGAGACTGCCAAAAGATGTAACGGTGACGCATTAGATGGCGTTTCCGATGGTATAGGAGGGCTAAACATGACAAACAAGAAATTTGGCATCATCATTATGGACTTGAGCCTTTTTGATTTCGGGCCGAAGCCGCCTTGTGGGTATATCAAGGCAAAACATATCCGCCCAGCTTACGGCAAAGGCACAAGACCTGTCAAGGCGCATAAGCGAATCACGAGAACGAGAGAGGGATTTAGAAAATGACAGAATTGAAATTGTGCCTTTGCGGAGCTGAGCCGCATATCGAAAAAGAAAAAGAGCCTTTTGGTGTTTATGCGCATTATGTGGTTTTATGCGATAAATGTGGCAGACATTCTCAAACTTTTTCTTTTTTGCCATCAGCAATTATAGACTGGAATAAAAGAGCAGTAAGAACAATATAAAGGAGAAAAAGGATGGAAGAACTTAAGAGATGCCCATTCTGCGGCGCAAAGCCGCCCCAAATAGGATTATTTGGACACGGTATGACTTATTTTGTAATATGTAAAAGTTGCGGAGTAGAGACATCCGATGCGATTAGCAAAGAAAAAGCAATCGAGGCATGGAACAAACGTTACAAAGAGGATTGAGTATGGAGCAGGAACACAAGCCGAGAACATCAATGATTCTTCTGCTGGAACACGTCCATGCGATGGATGAGCTGACAAACGAGGAATTTGGAGCATTCGTCCGCAACTATGCACAGTATGTTGAGACTGGACTTGAACCAGCATACGACAACGACCGTGCTATGCGGATGCTCTGGAAAGTCGTCAAGGCGTTCGATGATATGAATGCACAGAAAAGACAGGAGCGAATTGAGAAAAACAGACGGAGTGCAAATAAGCGTTGGAACGATGAAAAATGCAAGTGCATACAAACGCATACTAATGATGCAAATGCATACGCTGGTATGCAAAATATGCAAATGAATGCAAACGATGCCTTATCTGTATCTGATTCTGTATCTGAATCTGATAAAAAAGAAAAATGTGAAAAGAAAAATACCAACGAAGTCAAACGATTCAAAGCTCCGACTGTCGAAGAAGCAAAATCCTACTTTTCCGAAAAGGGATACGGCGGACTGGAAGCGGAGCGGTTCATTGACCACTTCACGGCAAATGGTTGGAAGGTCGGCAAATCGTCCATGAAGGACTGGAAAGCTGCTGCACGGAACTGGATGCGTAACGTGAAGGACTGGAATGGCGGCTATCAGCAGACAATGGCTGAATTGCCTGACGAGGGAGACTTTCTGCGGTGAATATTGAAAATCAGACCCAATACATCCTTCTTGGAGCAGTCCTCACGTTCTCGGAATACGCCGATGTGCTGCAAGACCTTAAAATCGACGATTTTTGCCCTGAGCTGCGTGATACATTCGCTGCCATTCTTGGTTATTGGGAACACAACGACAAGTGGAACCCGGTAGAAGTCATGGGACGGTACGATAACTGCAAGAAAGCAATGGGTGAATGTCTGGATGCCTTTGGCGCAGAGTTCATCCGCAACGTCACCCATGACATGATGCTTGGATGGGCTAGAATCGTCAAGGAACAGGCAGCATTGTCCAGAGCCAGAGAACTTGCGTTCAAAATCGTTGATGGCTCGACCAGATACGCAGACCTGACAGGCATTTATGAGCAGCTAGGCGAAGCTATCAATCTACACAACGAGAGAAGCGATTTCATTCCGATGTGTGACGGCATAGACAACTACATCCGCAAGCTGGATGATAAGCCGGAGTATATTAGCACAGGGCTTAGAGTGCTGGATAACAACTTGCATCTTGTTCCGGGCAACTTCGTTGTGATCGGCGGCAGACCCAGCGCAGGTAAAACCGCTCTGTCCCTGCAACTTGCCTGTGAAATAGCCAAGAACGGACGCAAGGTGGCGTATTTCAGCCTAGAGACTGACCCGGACACGCTCTATGCTCGTATTATCGCAAACCAGCTAGGCGTACCGCTGCATACGGTCAAAAACAAGACCGTCAGCATTGACGAGCTTGACCGATTGGCAGCCATCAAGAAATATCCGCTGTTCGTCCGTTCTGCCGCTGGTAAGAGCGTTGGGTGGATTAGAACGCAGTCCATTAGGATGCAGGCAAAAGTGGTGTTCATCGACTATTTGCAACTTATCCATCAAGCCGGAGCGAAAGACCGATACAGTGCCGTCACGGAAATCAGCATGGCACTGCATGAGTTCGCACAGTCCACAGGAACGCTGGTGGTAGCACTTGCACAGCTCAATCGAGAGACAGCAAGAACAGGCATTCCACCGACTGCCGCAGACCTGCGAGAGAGCGGACAGATTGAACAGGACGCAGATGCAATCATTCTTCTGGCGCAGAACGTGACCACGAAAAAGAGACCGGAGCCGCATTATCACTTTGCACTTGAGAAGAACAAAGAGGGAAACGTAGGGTCACTGGACATCACGTTCCAGATGGAAACACAGCAGTTCAAAGAATGCGTGTGGATGTAACGAGAGGAGAATAAACATGAAATACCGCAAGAAGCCAGTTGTTATCGAAGCATTCAAGCTCAATGCACGAGGCCTTATTGGAGAAGATTGGTTCTGGGATGCAGTAAGTAGCAACGATATTATTACGCATGACTTCGGAAAGTTTCACGATGATCCTGCGTGGTGCGAGATTAAAACGCTTGAAGGGACTATGATTGCAAGGACTGGCGATTATATCATTCGTGGCGTAAATGGCGAAATCTACCCGTGCAAACCTGACATTTTCGAGAAAACATACGAAGCGATTGAGTGATAACAGCCTAACATCGCTTCTGCGTTCGTATCGTCACAGTAGAATAGGCAAGAAAAACAGATAACAGTGTTTGGGCGATAAAGTTACCGCTTGAACCCCATAAATATTTTTCATCAATCAACAAACGGAGGAAAACGATTATGAACATCACTCGACTGGAACAAGAGACCATCGTCAACTTCAATGCAGCGGAAGATACTGCATCGGTTTATACCGCCGACCCGGTGTATATGCGCAAGCTCGACAAGTTATGTGAACGTGAGCCTGCATCGTACAAGCTGGTCAAGCAGGATAAGGACGGTAAGTGGTATGAGATGCCCAAGCGACTGGTTCGGTTTGCAACCACAAGAATTATGACGGAAGAGCAGAAGAAATCGGCTGCGGAGCGTATGCGCAAGATGCAAGCAGACGGTAAAATCTAATCTCCGCTAAAATCTCCAATCAACAAACGGAATGAAAAGCATGGAATGGTATCGGGCGGTAAAACTACCCTCTGCGGCTATTCTATGCTTTTTTCTCTTGTTATTTATCGAGAGAAAACGGCAAGGCCTGATTTTAGGAAGGAGCCGTCTCGATCAATGGGAGAATCAAGCGAAAGCAGAGCGCGTTAGGCGAAATAGATGCGATTATTGCATACCAAGCGATACGAATCGTACCAGTTGATACGAATGGTATGCGTTGGTATCATGGTATACCAATCTTCCCCCCTCTTTCCCCTACAACCCCTACAACCCTCTATCTCCAAAAGCTACACCGTTAGCCAACAGAGCAGACCGTAGGCGAAAGCTGGCATGAGGTTCGGACTGGTGGATGGTCTACGACTATTTCAGACATGGAGAATTGACTTCATTTTGTAGTCAATTGAATATGTAGAAATGTTGCATAACTGTATGAGTAGTTGATTGCAAATTGAAAGCAACTTACCAGCAGGAGCAGTTTGCTTTATTGGTTAAAAATATTGAGGTATTTAGCTTGCGACTATTCCTAGTGGAATGCTGTGGATTGAATGAAATGTCATAGTGTGTTGATAGAAATTAAATTGGATGCGGGAAGACCGAATCGGATGATACGACTATTCCAACAGAATAATAGTTAAAAAGATTGAGTAATTGGATACGACTATTATAATAAGTACGATAGTTAAAGATTTTGAAGTAATGTGAATGGAATTAAAATTAACAGGTGTCTTGACAGCTATTGATTTTAGTAGGTCTGATGACTTAGCGACTATCGCACCTCTCTTTTCCTAAAAGGCAAACGACTATTTCACACAAAAAATACACGACTATTTGACGATGGTTCGCAAGAAAACACTACGACTATTACTCTGCGACTATCAGCGAACTGCTTATTGTTGTACAATATATAGGACTTTCAAAATCTAGTCATCTGACGACTTTACGACTATTCTACGACTATTTTATTGGAGAAACTACGACTATTTCAGCCGGAACGCTACGACTATTGCTGACCTCTATTAGCTATCGGGCGAAAGCCCGAAAAGAGATGCGGCGCAAGCCGCCAGTGGTTCCGCGCCGCCGCGCCCATGCCGCCGGGTTTACACTGTACAGGTGGAGACGCTGACCCCAGCAGGTGCGCCGGGTGCAGCACTTGCCAGCGATCCGCAGACGGTAGGAGCTGACCCCGCCGGGCTGGTATGGTCTGCGGTATGCTGCACCGTCCGGCATGGATCCATAACATGGGGCGAACCGCTGCCCCTTTATATACCTTATTATAATAGGGCGGTTGCGCTGGTCTGTACAGCGTCCGGCGTGGCGTTGGTATCTGGTATCAGTGCAGGCCGTCCGGGCGCTGTGATACGCTCCAACGTGGCGCAGGTAGTATTATATCCGCTTGTGTCGGTCTGTTATTTGCAGCAGTAGAATGAGGTAAATTACAAGAAAAGCGCCTGTAAAGCCCTGTGTGCTGTTTTGCGGCGATGGCGGTATAGCTGCATGGACGGCAGAAAGGCCGCTGTAAACGCTTGTATGGGGCTGTATTGCATCGGGGCAAAATAAAAACCCGGCCATTTCTGACCGGGTGAAATGCTTCTTATTTGGACGCTTTGAACAGCGCCGCAAAGAACCAGAAGAAGAACAGGATACAGGATAATATCACTTGTCGCACCTCCATCAAACCACGCTAAAACGCTTGTATGTGGTGCGCTTGCTGCACTCAGCATAGATATCCGGGTGCGCGGCCTGTAAAAGCTTGCTATCGAGTCGGACGCTTTGCACGTCCTTATAAATGGCTTTTGCAGTGCCCTGCACCATTTCCGGCGCGCCGTGCATCATGTCAATAATTTCAGCCTTTACAGTGTCGTTCATTGCTTCAAGCTCTTCAATAAGCCGCTTATTTTCGCGGTATGCGTTCACTTTTTCTTCAAACGTCGTCATTTTTATGCTCCTCTCTTGTTACGGGTGTAGAAATCGGGCAGCGTGTCAAGCGAAACGCTGTTTTTATCGTGCCACCGGTCAGAAATCCACGCCCACGCGTCTGCTGCGGTACTGTACAAGTTGCGCCCGCTGTACATCGTACCATTGTAATATACAGTGTCGTCACCCATTTTATAGGCCTTGTTTGTGGGTACCGCTACAACGTCCCACTGTGCAGCGCCGTTAATACTCCACCCCCGGCATACCGGGATATATACCATGTTATCCATTATTTGCCCCTCCTTATTAGCTGTTGAGAAACGCAATCATAATAAGTGCGCCGGATATCATGCCGCCCACATACCAGAGAGCTGCCCACTGGGAAAAGTCCAAAGTGATCATACGTTGCACACCTCCCGAACAAATTCCATCTGCAAGTTGTGCAGGCGCTCCGCCAGCTCTTCAACGTTCCACAAATCCCGGCGCATTTCCCGCGCCCGCTTTTCGTAGCGGCTGACCGTTTCGCGGTCGGGCTTGATGTTACCAAAAGGCCGGTACCCGGTGCAGATTGCAATGCCTGAGGTGATAGGGTAAATATCGGCGTTCCATCCATACACACCAGCAGCGTAGGCGGCGGGGTCGTCCATGCACAACAGGGCCTGAGCGTCGCAATAACTTACTTGGATAATGGTCGAATACTGGGATTTGATATCCCGCATGGTTCTTTTTGCTTTCATTGCCTTAAACCTCCGTATATCCGTCTGCAATGGCCTGAGCCTTGAGCGTGTCCATGTCCCGCTTTGCCACAACAGGGACGTCCTTAGATACCCAGCCGTCAGGGACGCGGGAAAAGGTCTTTGCGCTGGTATCGATGCACAGATAATGCGCATTGCCATAATAGGTGATTTTAGTTCTAAATTCTAGTTTCATGGTTTTTGTCCTCCTGTTTTGTGGTGGTGTAACACTTTTTAGTGTTCGCTTGTTTCTGACATTATAATAGCACTTTTTAGTGTTCATGTCAAGTTGCACACGCAACATTGCACACTTTTTAGTGTTTGCTTTTATACGCTGTTGCGCTGTGTCCAAATCTGCACAGTTTCGGACACACTGCCCGCCCTCCAGCACCCGCAGCAGGTGCGATCTGTCTTGTATCGAGTGCAGACCGGTGCAGCGTGTCCAGCGTTTGGGCGTGTGTGTCGGTGCGTGGCTTGCTGTGGGCGGTCTGGCTTGCATCTGGCACGGTCTGCGCTGCTGCCTGTGCTGTGCAGTCTGTCCGGGTGCGCTGGGGGCTGGGGTCTCCACCTCTGGGGTATATGGGGCGAGCCGGGGGTGGGGTGGTCAACACCTCGCGTAGAAAAAATTCAAAAAAGGCGTTTTCTCTCCCTACCCACCCCCCTCTTTTCTGCTCAAACACCCCCACCCCCTATTGCCAATCTCAAAAATTTCCCGCAAAAACAAAAAGACCCCTACAAAGGGTCTGTGTTCTGTGCTATACTTGCCTTACAAGCCTTGAAAGGGAGGAATCTACAAAAATGTACGCCTTATTTGGAATGATTGCTCTGGTTGCAACGCCTGTGTTTGGAGCGCTGTGTCTTTACAACAAGGCAACGCATAAGAAAGACAATCGGATGTTAATTGCTTTCTTTGTATCATTTGCAATTCTTGTTATATGTTTGGCTGTAACGCCAGAGCCATCACATGATGAATCGGCAAGCTCCGGCGTTACATCTTCCTCCGCTAAGTCTACGGCAACGGAACTGGATGGTAGCTCTATTGAGGAAGTTTCCGAAAGCTCAGCAAGCAGCACTCCGGCGTCTCAAAAAGCGACATCCGAATCTGGACAGCCTATAAGCTCTGAACCCGCAAGCAGTGAGCGGGTGGCATCCAGTGCTTCTTCGCATAACCCAGATGATGATATTCCAACGCTTGATTTGGATGACTATGCAAAACAGGCGGCCGACAACGCTGTAAAGGCAAAAGACAAATACGCTGGTAAGCGATATAAAGTGACATATCAAGTCAACAGTGTATCAGACGCAATGATTAAGTTAGATAATCCGTACACTGTTATGTTCAGTGTGAACTTCGTCACTTCTCACAGCATTGGTTATACCGTTTATATGGCTGGATTCCCGGAAAACGAAAAAGACAAGATTTCTATGCTTTCTCCCGGCCAGACCGTTACATTCGTCGGTGATTTTGACGGAAACAAATTCACTGATTGCCGATTCATAGTTCCGTAAATAAAAAGCCAGCGGCTAGATGTTCTCTAACCACTGGCTTTTCTTATAGGCTATTTACGATTTAAGTGTTGGAAACATGATAGGAGCACTGACTTCTTCCTTTTCCATAAGAATTTCGAGCAAACAATCATTGTATCCCATTGAATAGCTGTCCTCGCAAAAATGTTGTACGGACGTTGCTAGAGCGGCACTTACAACTTCTCTTGACCGCTTATCCTCTGGCATGATGATTTCTAATGCCTGATTAAGGATTTCATGGCTTTTTTCTAAAACGGCTTTGTGCTCTTCATTCTCAGCTTGTAGCCGAAACATTTCTTCCGAGTAGTCCATCAGCACGTCTCCATTCTGATTTGCTCACCAACAGGCAGATAGCCCGCTTCTTTAAGCTTGCTGTAAATGAACTTCTGACCGGCTCTCGTCCAGCGAGTGACCTCTTTTGTCTTGCCGTTCGGCAGCTCGATCGGATGCCCGACAACGTATCCGTTGCCAAGATATTTCTTGTAAGGAATCCACTGCTTATTTACAACGTGCTGGATGCCCATTTTCTCAAGAATCTTGTTCAGCTTTCGAGCGGTCAGGCCGTAGTTCATGGCGATCTGCGTGGTAGTCAGGCTTTCATCGGAGAGCAGCATCGCCTTTGCGTAGTCAGAATCCGGCTTCATCTTTGCGTTTTCCGCTTCCAGAGCCTTTACCTTCTTGCGCTCCGTGTCGATAACACTGTTTGCGGCGATCAGAGCGCGGCTCAACAGCATTTCCGTAGATTCAGGCTCTGGGTTGGTAAGCTTCTGCTCCATCTGATTAAAAGCGTCAATGTACTTGAGTTTCCATTCAAGGGCTTCCTTGCCGGTGAAACCCATAGCAAGTAGCGTAAACCCATCGCGATTCATCAGATACTCAGGTAGCGCTTTGTTTTGGACTGAAAGGTACTCTGATTTGAAGAACATAGAGGACAGTCCAATTTTGGGCTCTCCTCCCATCAGGTTTTCGATGTCGCGAAGAACGTGCTTGTGCTCTTTTCCAAAGTTCTCTGCTACTTCGCGGCTGGACACGACAACCTGTCCGTTCTCGCTGATAAGATTGATAGCATATTTAACCTTTTGTTCCATAAAAACTCCTATGGTTCTTGCGGAACAAGCCGATTCCTGCTATAATAAGGCTGGAACAGCTTGTTCCAGTGGTTTTGATGATACGTTCGCTGTGGCTGGTAACTTTAGCGAGCGTATCATTTTTCGTTTTCATTAGTTGAATCCATCGGATGCAGCGTAAAGAACGCTTCACGGAACGCAGCAGAAATGGAGACCCGGTTCTTGATGCAGTATTCCTGCAAGCTTGCAAACTGCCGCTCCGTCACGCTGATGGTAACGGTGTGACCGTAACGCTCTGCGTAAGGACTACTCATACACATTCACCCCCTTTCGTTTTGCTGTGCAATAAGTGTAACTGCAAAATATCTGAATGTCAATCAAAAATACACTAGATATTGTGTTCACTAGTGTTGACATCAGACTTTGCAGTTCTTGGTGGCTGCTCCCGCTTCGTACCCTGCCCGGTAGTTCAGTTCGGACAGCTTACCAAGTGCTTCTGCGTACTCCATATCCTCGCTGGTCGGTTCTTTGCCGTTGGCAAGGGTTTTCAGGAATTCTTCGGTTGTCGTGGGAAAGTTCATGTTTTTTGCTCCTTTCTATTGCAGAAGCGGTCTGCTTCTGCTATAATAATTGACAGAAACCGAGACTGCGCCCTTGGTTGCGCAGCTTCTGTTTTGTGGTGGAATAGGTCGTCAGTGCTACTTTGGTCGGTATGCTGACGGCCTATTTTTTTATGCCACAAAGGATAAATCTACCGTTGTTGGCTGATTCATCGTGTGTTCTACTGTCTTAGATTATAGACGCTTGGTATATAGTTGTCAACAGCCCAATTTGTATAATTTGCATCAGATATATCTGATTTTTACTCATTCTAACGTAAATTTACGTTATTTGATAGTACTCCCGTAAACGGATTAGTTTACCCTAGTGATAGTAACTCAAAAGATATTTTTCGATAATTCGTAAGGCTACTATTCAAGTATACAGTTTGTAAAGCAACGAAAAAGTTTACAGCCGTTTGACCACCCTATTGATAGTAAAAAATAAATTCAAACACTAAAAAGTTCTTGACAACGAACACTAAAAAGTTTATAATTGGCTTGAAGAAAGAGAGGGAGCGTTATGCAGAGCAACGAAGTGGTAAGAGAACTTATAGAAAAGGAACAAAAAAGAGATAAAAGAAAAACCAAGACTTATTGGGCGCACGAAATTGGCGGGAAAGAAAAGACTAGTTCTTTCGTCACGCAGCGTTTAAGAGGTGATGGTCTCACTGTTAGAATTTTGGCAAGATTTTGTTGGCTTTTAGGCTATCGCATAGTTCTTGAACCAGTTGACCCGGATTGCAACGAAAGATATATTCTTGACGATGGCCTAGATGAGTTTAAGACAGAATACTTTACGAGAAAAGCAAAAGAAGCGAGTGAAGGAAAATGATTTACGGTTACGCTCGTGTCAGTTCCGCTGGACAGGCGATTGACGGCAACAGCCTTGAATCGCAGGAAGAAGCCCTCAAGGCTGCTGGCGCAACTAAGATTTTCAAAGAGGTATATACCGGCACTAAAATGGAACGTAAGGAACTGGACAAGCTGGAAGCGGAAGTTCAGAGCGGCGATACAATCGTTGTGACAAAGCTAGATCGTGTTGCCAGAAGCCTTGTTGGTGGGTATGAACTGATTGATTCTTGGATTGAAAAAGGAATCAGAGTAAACGTGCTGAATCTTGGCGTAATGGACAACACCCCTGCTAGTAGGGCTATGAGAGGTATGTTCCTTGTGTTTGCCCAGTTTGAGCGTGACATGATTGTTGAACGCACCAGAGAGGGCAAGAAGATTGCCAGCCAGCGCCCCGATTACAAGGAAGGCCGCAAGCCAACCGAGTATGACCGCAACCTCTTTGATGTTCTCCATGAGCAGGTGGAGAAGCGCATTCTCACGGTCACGGACGCTGCTAAACAGCTTGGCGTGACCCGCCAGACATGGTATCGGATTGCTGAACAGAGAAAGGCATGATAAAATGAAAGCAGAGGATTTAATTGTCAAAGACGGTAGTATCACATTGCGGTCTATGCTTGATTTTGCTGGTTTCCTTGAAATCAAGCGGTTCTTGGAAGCCTGTCATTCGGAAAACTGCACCGTGACCTTTGCAAACGAGGAAATTGTCATTTTCCCGAATGAATACGATGCTGCTAAAGATGCTCTCGTCTTTATTTACGGTACGCTGGCAGAAAGACACGGTATTATCGAAAAGTATCTCCGCTATAAGCTGATGCTAGGAGATGAACAACCAAAACCTACTTTATATAACCAGTGAAAGGAGTAGCTCATGGACAACTTTAATGCCATTTACAAGATTCTCAAACTGCTGGATAAGCACAAAGGCGATGAAGAATTTGACTATGAGCTTATCTCCGCAAAAGCAATGAAGATGAAGGTCTCTGACTGGGAGCAGATTATGATCGAACTGCAAATGAACGGTTTCATTCGCGGTCTGGTCTACACGCAAGACCTGACGAACAAGTTCCCGCATATTGTAGAGCCGATTCACCCGCAGATTACCTTGAAAGGCATGGAGTATCTATCCGAAAACAGCATAATGAAGAAGGTAGAAAAAGGATTAGAAACGGTCGGGCAGTTCTTTTAATTGATTTTGAGAAATAAAGTTTCTGGAATCGCATTATAAAACCGAATATTTGATTTTTGTGCAGTTGTAGGCACTCTTTACATTTTCAGGTAGGGGGTGCCTATTTTTTTATGCAGTCAAAGCAGTGTATCGCCATCATTGACAGCATCAAAGCGTATGCAAAGCAGAACCAGACCGAAGCACAGGTCTACGAGGACTGGTTTCAGGCGGTGGTGAACCTGAGAGATGCCCTGCCGCATGACAAGCGGTTCGATGCTTACAAATACTCTGGTGAGTTGCGTTCTGTCTGTGCAGCCATGATGGGCAGGATGAAAACAGGCGAGGACGTGGCGAAAGTCTATGACATTATCAGTCGGACGTACCTGTTTGAAGCGAAGGATGTGTTCGACAGCTATTGTATCTACCTTGAATGGAATCGTGCGCCGGAGAAGAAGTTCTATCAGCCGAGACGCAGGGTTCTGAAAGTGCTGGCAGATGACCTTGAGGACTTGTTTTATAAGCGGATTGACTTCTTGGGAGTTAGCTTGCCCGCTCGCGTAGGAAAATCGACGCTATGTATTTTTTTCATCACATGGCTGATGGGCAACCGCCCTGACGTTGCATCGGTTATGAGCGGACACTCTGACAAGCTGACCAATGGCTTCTATGGTGAAGTGCTGTCCATCATCACCGACCCTGTTACCTACAACTGGGGTAAAATCTTCCCTGACGTTCAGCTTGTAGACAAGAGCGCAAAGGACGAAAGCGTTGACCTGAACCGCAAGAAGCGATTCCCCACCCTGACCTGTCGTTCCATCGGCGGCACGCTGACTGGTGCTGTTGAAATCGGTGAGGGTGGCGTTCTGTACAGCGATGACTTGATCGAGGACTTGGAGGAAAGCCTAAACGTCGAGCGTCTGAACAACAAATACGATGCCTATCTGAACCAGCTGAAAGACCGTAAAAAGCAAGGCGCATTGGAACTGATGGTCGGCACACGCTGGAACGTGCTTGACCCTCTGGGACGAATCCAGAACCAGTATGCAGACAATCCAAAGTACCGATTCCGGGTGATTCCTGCGGTGGACGAAAACGGACACAGCAACTTTAATTATGACTATGGTGTTGGTTTTGACGATGCCTACTATGCCGATATGAAAGCCAGTATTGATGATGCAACATGGTGGGCAAAGTACATGGGCAAGCCCTATGTGCGTGAAGGTCTGCTGTTCCCTGCCGATGAATTGCGGTATTTTAACGGCGTTCTGCCTGATGGAGAGCCTGATCGGAAGCTCATGGTCATGGATATTGCATGGGGCGGCGGGGACTTCACCGCTTGCCCTATCGCCTATGTGTATGGTGATGCCGTGTTTATCCCTGACCTTGTGTTCAATAACGGCGATAAGACCGTGACCAGACCGGAAGTCGTGGGCAAAATCATCCAGCACAAAATCAATGTGGTGCGTGGCGAAGCCAACAACGGCGGTGATGAATACTGTGACGTAGTGGACAGCCAGCTCCGGCAGCATGGCTATCACTGCTCTGTCCGCAGCCAGCGTGCACCCAGCGGTCAAAGCAAGCTGTCCAGAATCATCCAGTATGCGCCGGACATCAAGCGGTTCTACTTCCTTGACGAGAAACACCAGTCGAAAGAGTACAAAGCATTCATGGAGCAAGTGACGATGTTCACGCAGCTTGGCAAAGTTCCGCACGATGATGCACCGGACAGTCTGGCACAGCTTGCCGATGAACTTTACAACGGAATCAGTAAAATCGAGCCTGTCAAGAGGCCATTTTGATTAAAAACACAATATATTGTGTTCGCTGGGTCTATTTATTTGATTTTACCACTTGATAACGCTTATAATGTACACAGGAAGTTTTGCAGCTTCCCTTAAAGGAATAGCTTGCACGCGGGGTTTTGTCATTTTTACTCGCGTGCGTGTCAACAAGCATATTCCTCCTTTCACCGGTGAAGGTTTTCTCACTCTTTCGCCTTCACCGGACTTTATATGTTGCGTTTCCAATTGTAAGGGGAATGCCAGCCTGTCTCCCCCACGGCTGGCAAGCAACGGTTCGATTCCGTTACGCAGCACAACCAACTACCTAGCTTTGCATGGACTTATTCTCCAAAACCTCCACCGCTATTCCCGGCTCTCAATGTAATGTTTAGGCATGGCATTGCAAAGAGCAGCGGTTAACCAATCAAGCCGGGTTTTTATGCTACATTAGCTTAGTATGGTTAGAGCACTCGGCTCATATCCGAGCATACATTGGTTCAAATCCATTATGTAGCACCAAAATTGCAGCTCACCCGTTTTACGTCTGTCCGACAACTGAATGTAAAGGCTGCAATGGTTTTCTTCGGGCGAAGAATAGCACGGCTGGAAGTGCGAACAGTTTCCCAGTAGCTTCCAACAGGTCTGTGCTCAACAGCCTGTTTCCAGAAATCCGACGAAAGGAGCACAGATGGTAGCAAAAGTCAGATGCAAGCGTCCTCGAAAAGACGCAAACGGCAATCCGTGTGATTGCGGACGTTATCTTGGCGAAGTGGAAGGCAAGTTCTCTCTTCTGTGCCCTCTTTGCCATTGGATTACAATTGGAGATTCAAACCTTCCAAAAGATACATGGGTCTCCGTACCAAAGTTTAAAAACTGAATAGCTTTTGAAGCGCAGTTGTAAGCGCAGTGAGATAGACCTTAACAGGTTTGTCTTGCTGCGCTTTTTATTTTTCCGGAAAGGAGAAGCCTACCGTGAGATATGGTGTGCCGTATCGTGGCAGTAAGAACAAAATTGCACAGTGGGTTATCTCCAATCTACCTGCTGGTGACACGCTGGTTGACCTGTTTGCTGGTGGTTGTGCAGTCACACACGCTGCGTTGCTGTCTGGCAAATGGAATCACATCGTTGCAAATGACATCGGTGATGCGCCGCAGCTGTTCATGGACGCTGTTCACGGCAAGTATGCCAACGAAAAGCGTTGGATTAGCCGTGAAGATTTTCATAGGCTGAAGGATTCTGACCCTTATGTTTCGCTCTGTTGGAGCTTCGGCAACAACCGCAGGGATTATCTCTATTCAAAAGAGATTGAGCCGTGGAAAAAGGCTTTGCATTACGCAAGAGTGTTTGGCGATACGTCCCTTTTGCGAGAGTTCGGAATAGACTCGGACGGCAGCTCAAAAGATATTAAGCCGAATAACAAGGAATACAAAAGGCTTTATTCACAGTGGCTTGGAAATCGAGTGAAACATAAAAGGCTCTATGATTTAGAACACCTTGCGAGGCTAGAAAATCTTGAACGCTTGCAGAACCTTGAACGCCTACAAAATCTTGAGGGTCTACAAAGGGATTACAGAGACGTACAAATTCAGTCAAATGCAGTTGTGTACGTAGACCCCCCCTATAAACGAACGAACTGCACGGGGTATAAATGCGATTTTGACCATGAATCGTTTGAAAAGTGGCTTTCAGAAGTTCCGTTCATGGTGGTTGTTAGCGAATACGAAGCACCAAATGGGTGCGTAGAGGTTGCAAGCATAAAAAGCAATCCTCTATGGGAACTGGCAATAAAGGCGGTTCTGACATTGAAAAGCTGTTTGTGCAAAAACGGTTTGCAGAACAGTACAAACAGATGATGGGAAGATTTTAACGGAAAGGAGGAACGCATGGCTGAGTATCAGATAATTGTTGACGGATTTTTGAATGAGCCGCTGACCGGACGTAGACCGATTGAAACGCCGGAGACGGGAATCAATCGGGCAAACGTGCTGAAAGTGGTCATGGGCAAGGCAGAGCCTATTCATCTGCTGAACAAGAACGAGATTCGCTTTCTGCACAACTACTACTTGGGTAGTCAGCCTGTCCTTCACCGCACGAAGGAGTACCACGCTGAAATCACCAATCGCATTGTAGAGAACCACGCCAACGAGTGCGTGGGCTTCTACACAGGGTACATGAGCGGCACTCCCTGCTCTTATGTGCGGTCTGAAACGGCAACTGGTGACGGTGAGGAAATCGCCCGCCTGTCCAACGCCTTGCAGTATGAGGGCAAAGATTCGCTTGATCGGCGGCTCTGGCAGTGGATGCTGGAGTGCGGACAGGGATACCGCATTGTTCTTCCTGACAAGGGGTACAACGGCAACTACCCGGACGAAACGCCCCTACTGGTGGACGTTCCCGAACCGGATATGGCGTATGTGATTTACAACTCTGGCATCGGGCACAAGCCAATTGCCAACGTGCTGCACATCCCACGCAATTATCAGAATGACCTGAACGACCTAATTTGCGTGTATACGCCAAACCAGTACTTTGAAATCGACAACGGCAAGGTTACAAAGTCGGAGAACCATTCTCTCGGAATGTTGCCGATGGTCGAATACAAGCTGAACCCGGAGCGTATGGGTCTGTTTGAACCGGCTATTCCTGTGTTGGATGCCGTCAACGACCTTGAAAGCAACCGTCTGGACGGCGTGGCGCAGTTCATCCAGTCCATCATGGTGTTTACCAACTGCCTTGTGGACGAGGATGCGTTAAACAAGGTCAAGGAATTGGGCGCAATGTGCCTGAAATCCACCGCTGGTTTGCCCGCTTCAGTCTCGCAGATTGCAAACGAGCTTGACCAGCAGCAGAGCCAGACCCTGCTTGATTCCATGTTGAACGTGTATCGCAGTCTGACCGCCATGCCTAGTGCCACTGGTAGCGAGAACGCGACGTCCGACAACGTGGGTGCAGTTATTGTCCGCAATGGCTGGAATCACACAGAAGCAAGGGCGCAGCAGTACGAGAATATGTTCAAGTACGCTGAACGACAGAGCTTGTCTGTAATGCTGAAAATCCTGCGTGACACGGCTGGTTCTAAGCTGATGGCAAGTGACATCAACATCAAACTGCCTCGCCGTCAGTACGACAACCAGCAGAGCAAGGTTCAGATTTTCGCACAGATGATTCAGCAGCCGATTGACCCGCAGCTGGCGTTCACCACGCCCGGTCTGTTCCCAGACCCGCAGGCTGCTTACGAAATGAGCAAGCCCTTCCTGATTGCCGCTGGCAAGCTGGGCGAAAATGGAAAAGCACCGAATCCGCAGGAACAGCCCAAACAGAATGCTACCGACGCAAATGTCGGGAACACGGCAGACAAACAGACTACCGATACCAATAAAGAAACAGAGGACGAATAGTCCTTTGCCATAAACACGGCAGGGAAGCCGGGATATAAATTTCGCAGCGTTGCAGGGAAGCAACGGTAAAAAAACGCAGGAGGAAATTAACGATATGAAACTCAATGTGTTGCTTGGTGATGCCTACAAAGAAGGCATGACCGCCGATGAAATCATTTCTGCGCTTGAAAAGGTTGCAGACCCTAACGCAGAGGTAGAGAAGCTACGCAACGCCGTGACGAAAGCCAACGGCGAAGCTGCCGAGTACAAGAAGCAGCTCAAGGCAAAACGTACCGATGACGAGAATGCCGCGCAGGAACAGGCTGACAAGTTGGCAGAGATGCAGAAGCAGATTGAAGCCCTGACTGCCGACAAGGAGAACCTTGTCAAGGAAAAGACCCTTGCATCTTACCGTGAGAAGTTCGTTGCACAGGGCTATGACGCTGAACTTGCCAACAAGGCTGCGTCTGCGCTGGCTGACGGTGACATGGACAAGGTGTTTAAGTTCCAGTCGGAGTTTATGACCGCCCACGACACCGCATACAAGGCTTCTCTGCTGAATGATATGCCAACACCTCCTGGTGCGGATGGCAAGGGCGGCTCTGACAGTGAGGGCGTGGCGTTTGCCAAGAGCCTTGCACAGCAGAACGCAAATGCTTCTAAGGCATCGAGTGACGCAATGAGTGCTTTCCATTAACAAGGAGGAAAACATGAAGTTTATCCGAAACACGGTCAATGGAATCAACGATACCATCCTTGCTTCCAATGACTACACCGCCATCCCCTTTACCGTGACCGAAACTGCTGCGGTTAAGGCTGGCTATCCCATGACCAAAGCTGGCAAGAAAGCAACCTCTGCCACCGCAGACGGCATTCTGTTGTATGACGTTGACCCGGCAGAGAACCCTAATGCTTCCCTGCTGATTCGTGGCGTTATCGACACCAAGAAAGCTGCTGCAAGCTCTGGCTTCACCTATGATTCTGATGCGATCACTGCTCTCAAGACCGCCGTTCCTGGCATCTTCTGCCGTGACAACATCAGCGTGAACGCTTAATAGGAGGTAAAACAACATGGCACTGAATCTTAAGGAAGTCTTTGCCCCGGCTGCGATTGCCGCCTATTGGACGAATGACCCCACCAATGCGATGCCCTTTGCATCTGACGCACTGTTCCCCGCAAAGAAGAAGGCTGGTCTCGACCTGAAGTGGCTGCGTGGCCACAAGGGCGTTGGCGTGTCCCTGATGCCCAGCGCATTTGACGCAAAGGCTACGTTCCGCACCCGTGAGGGCTTCAAGTTCGATGAGACCGAGATGCCGTTCTTCCGCGAGGGCTACCATCTGGGCGAGAAAGACCGTCAGGAAATCCTGCGTGTTCTGGACAGCAACGACCCCTACGCCCGTGACGTGATGAACCGCCTGTACGATGATACCGCACAGCTTATCACTGGCGCACGCATCGTACCTGAGCGTATGATCTGGCAGCTGCTGGCTCCCGCCAATGGCGTTCCCGGCATCACCATCAAGGCAAACGGTGTGAACTACACCTACAACTACGACCCGGACGGCACTTGGAGGTCCACCAACTACAAGGAAGTCTCTGTCGCAAAGTCCAAGTGGAACGTCACCACTGCCACCCCCATTGCTGACCTGAACGCCGCAAAGGATGCTGTTCTGGCAAGCGTTGGCGAGGTCGTGACCGAGGTGTACATGAACACTGCCACCTTCCGCAACATGATCGCTGCGGACGAGGTGAAGAATCGGTTTATGACGGTCACCGCAAAGGCAAACGCCGTTCTGCTGGATGCCGAAGCACGGCAGATTATCGAATCTGCAACTGGGCTGACCATCCATCTGTATGACAAGATGTTTAAGGCAGACCAGTACAGTGCAAGCGAGAAGTATCTGCCCGATGGCATGGTGGTGGTTGCTCCGTCCGGCGCTCTTGGCAGCACTTGGTACGGTACTACTCCTGAGGAAGCCGACCTGCTGTCCGGCCAGTCTGGTGCATCCGTGTCCATCGTGAACACTGGCGTTGCCATCACTACTGAGCTGACCATTCACCCGGTCAACGCCAACGTCTATGCTTCTGAAATTGTCCTGCCGTCCTTTGAGCGCATGGACGCTGTGTACTGCATCAAGGCTTACTAAGGCGAAAGGAGGAAAGCAGCATGGGAGACCAGTATTCCGAAGCGGCAGTCAAGCTAGGACAGTACATTGCCCCAGCACTTGACCGTGAAATCACGGACGAGGACTACCCACTCTTCGACCTGCTGCTTGATTTCGCCAAAGACAAGATATTTGCACAGGGCTACCCTTTTGGCAACAGACCGGACGAGTTGCCCTTGCAGTATCAGTCGTTGCAGATACGCATTGCAGCGGAACTGTACAACCACATTGGCGCAAACGGACAGACGAGCTACATCAACAATGGCATTACTCGTGTGTGGGAAAGTTCCGATGTGGCGCAGTCCCTGCTGAATGAAGTGGTTCCGAGAGTAGGTGTTATCGGCTGATGTTCAATGGAAGCCCGCTGGATAAACGCCCGCTGTGGTATTCAAACCCGGTCGGCGAGAAAAAGCCTGTTGTGGACGAGTGGGGGAACGAAACCGGAGAGACATCGCAGACGTGGAGCGAACCCGCAAAGCTGATGCTGAACGTCAGCCCTCCTACTGGTTCTGCGGAAGCAAACCCTTTCGGCGCGTTCACGGATTACAGCTACGTTGTCAGTTCGTCCAGCAAAAAGCACAACACACCGCTTTATGAAGGAACGCACGTCTGGTTTCAGACGGACGTTTCAAAGCCTTTCAATTACACTGTGGTCAAGGTCGCAGAGCATATTACAGACACGAAGTATGCGCTGAAAGAGGTGGCTGCAAGTGAAAATTAAAGTGAGGTTGAGCGATGCCGGACTTCGTGATGCGGAACGTCAGATACAGGAATACAAGGCCACCCTGAACAAAAAGGCTAGAGCGTTTGCTTTTCGTCTTTCTTGGTTGGGGCTTGAAGTCGCAAAGGTGCGTTTCGCTAATGCGGAATACGCTGGCTCAAATGACGTGAAATGCCATATTAACCAAAAAGACAAGACTTGTACCATCGTTGCAGAGGGCAAGGCGGTTGCCTTTATCGAGTTTGGCACTGGCGCACATCACAACGGATATGGCGGTGAACTACCGCCCGGCGTTGGTGCACATGGCTCCTACGGTAAAGGGCAAGGTGCAAACCGCAGATGGTACTACTACGGCGAATCCGGCAATGCTGGCACGCCTGTCAAACAGGTAGATGGTAAAGGCCAGTTGAATTACACCGATGGCAACGAGCCAGCTATGGCTATGTGGGGGGCTGTTGAGGAAATGGCTTCTCAAGTCGAAGCAACGTGGAGGGAGGTTTGGAATAGTTGATTGATTATTTCAATTCTATCTTCACGGCTGTTGCTAAAGAACTGCGAAAGCAAATTCCCGGCATCTTCGTTACTGGTGAAATCAATGACAGCAATGTAAAGAAGTTTCCGTGTGTGCAGATAGAGGAAAACAGCAATCTTCCTGTACACATTGATTCTGCTGGTCATAGCAAGTACGCCGCTGTTTCCCTGCGTGTGCGGGTCTACTCTAACAAGAATACCGGTCGCATTGCAGAAGCACGTTTTATCGTTGGAATCGTGGATTCTGTTCTTGAACCGCTTAAATTTTATCGCAAATCGTTTGCCCCGTTGAATGGGTTGTATAACAATTCCGTCTATCGGATTGATTGCAGCTATGGGGCAACAATCGGAGAGGACGGAATGATTTACCGAAACTAAGGAGGTAAACATTCTATGAGTACTGCTATCTCCGGTCTGAATACCACCCTGTATTGTGGCGACAGCGCAACCGCTCTGACGAAGCTGTGCGACATCAAGGATGTGCCCGACCTGATCTCTGAGCCCAACCTTTTGGATGCCACCACCTTGTCTGACCCAATGCAGGTCAACATTTTTGGCATCATCCAGAGCGACACCAAGTCTTTCACCGCCAACTACAACAAGGCTGACTATACGAAGGTCAAGACTGCTGGCTATGATGAGACTTCCGAGAGCAACGCCGTGAAGTACTACGCCCTGAAGATGCAGGACGGTTCCGGCTTCACTTGGCAGGGTATGCATCAGGTTGGCTTGTCCGGCTTTGGCGTGGACGAGGTTGTGGAAATGACCATCAACTGCATCTTCACCAAGAAGCCTGAGTTCAGCGAGACCCTGACTGTCACTGGCGGCTAAACCGCAAAAATCGAATCAACCAAATTGGGCAGAACTGAACAACGGATTTGGTTCTGCCCCTATTTATAAAGGAGAGCATTTATTATGGCTGCTAAGGTTATCAACTTTCATTCCCCCGATGGCAAGAACACTTATGAGCTGACCTTCACCCGTGACAGCGTGGAAGCTGCTGAGCGTGCAGGTTTTCAGATTGGTCAGTACACTCAGATGACCAATCTGCTGTCTAACTCTCGTGCCTTGTTCTACGGCGCTTTCATTGCTCGGAACAAAGGCATCAGGCGCAAGGTCACTGACGAGATGTTCCAGCACATCGAGGAGAAGGAAGAGCTGATGAGCGCTTTACTTGAGATGTTCATGGACGCTTCCAAGTCCCTGCTGGCAACTGACACTGAGGACAAGACCGCAAAAAACGCAACGTGGGAGATTGTGTAACCGCACAATCTCAGGAATCAGACGGAGAGGGGGAACCATTTTCCTTCTCCAAGCTGTTCCATGATGTAGAAGCCTATTACATCTCCATCGGCATGACCTATGACCAGTTTTGGCACGGTGATGTCTGGCTGGCAAAGGTCTACCGTGACGCAGAGGAGCTACGGGAACGCAGAGCCAATGTTGAGGCGTGGAGAAATGGCTTTTACATGGCATCTGCGCTTTCCTCTACGGTTGGCAATATGTTCCGAAAGAAAGGGTCTAGCCCCATCAAGTACATGGATAGACCGATTCCCCTTACCCAAAAGGAGAAAGACGAGTATGAATACCAACGCGCAGTTGAGGCGCAGGAGCGAATCAAGAGAATGATGTTCTCTATGATGGAAAGTGATGGTGGTAGTGATGGCTGATGTTGATATTACGAGCTTATCCGTAGAGATTTCTGCGGAATCGCAGGGTGCAGAGCTTAATATCGACAAGCTCACTACTGCCATTTCTAATTTGCGGACGAAAGGCAACGTCACAAAGGTTGTGAACAGCCTTGACAAGTTGGCCGGTTCCATTGCAACGCTAAAGCAAGCATCCGCTGGAATGTCCGGGCTGGACAAAATCACCAGCTTTCTAAATGGACTTTCCAACGTAAACCCGACCGCAAGCGCAAAAAGTATCAACACGGTCGTGAACGCCATCAAGAAGATTCCAGCGGCTGTGTCTGGCTTGAACGGAGTAGACTTTTACTCCATGTCTGGAAGCATTACTCAGCTCACTAACGCTTTGGCTCCGCTGTCCATTCTGGACGCATCGAACCTTAAAGCTCTTGGCAGTGCTTTCAATGCGATCGGGAAGGTTCCCGACCTGACCGACAAGCTGAAAGCGACTGACCTTGATTCTTTTGCAAGCTCTTGTCAGAAGATTTCTACTGCCCTTACTCCTCTTGCATCTCAGCTTGACAAGGTGGGCAACGCTTTTGCAAAGCTCCCTCCGCAGTTGAGCAAGGTGGTCACACAGGCAAACCGTGTGACCGCTGCCAACGAAAAGCAGCGCAAGAGCTATCTCAGCCTGTCCAATCAGATGAACGGCTTTATGCGGAACATGGCAAAGCTGGTTTCGTTGAAAGCTATCGCTGAGTATCTTGGGAACGCTGTTGCGAAGTTTAATGACTTCTATGAAGCAACAGATCTGTTCCATAATGCTATGGGCAATTTGAGCGGTGAAGCTGATACGCTCATTAGCAAGATGCAGGGCTTACTTGGCGTTGACCCGACCAAAGCGATGACCTACATGGCTACCATTCAGAGCTTGGGTACTTCGTTTGGTCTGACCAGCGACAAAGCATACATTCTTTCCAAGAATCTGACTCAGCTTGCCTATGACGAAGGCTCCTATTGGAACAAAGACGTTGCAGAAACCTTTACCGCAATGTCTTCCGCAATTTCTGGCGAGATTGAGCCTATTCGCCGTTTGGGCGTTGACCTGTCTCAGGCGCGGTTACAGCAGGAACTTCTTGCTTTGGGCTTTAACAAGCAGGTTTCTAGTTTGTCTCAGGCAGATAAGGCAGTTTTGCGTTACATTGCCATTATGAAGCAGACTGCCAACGTGCAGGGCAACCTTGCACAGACCATCCAGAGCCCTGCGAACCAGATTAAGATTCTGAAAGCGCAATTGGATATGCTGGCGAAGTCTGTTGGCTCTTTGCTCTACCCTGCCATGAAATCTATTCTTCCCCCGCTGATTGCCGCCGTTCAGCTCATTCGGGAGTTCGTTCAGTGGGTGGCAAAGCTGATGGGCGTGAAGGTCGTGTTCACCGATTTCACTAAGAGTGCTGGCAGCGTTGGCGGCATCGGTGACGCAATGGATGACACAACCGATTCGACAAAGAAAGCCGCCAAAGCCCTCAAGGACTACACGATGGGCTTTGATGAACTGAACATCATTGACCCCACACAGGGAAGTTCCGGCTCTGGCAGCGGCGCATCTGCTGGCAACATCTTGGGCGATGTAGACCTGTCCGGCTACGATATGTTCAAGCAGTACAATGAAGAGCTCGCAAAGCAGATTGACGCTATCAAGCAGAAAATCAAAGATATGCTTCCGATTATTGGTGCTATCGCCGCCGCACTTGCGTTGTGGAAAATCGTTGATTTTCTGACGGACATTGCGACAGCAATTTCCAAGATGACAGAATTGCAAAAGTTGGCTCTTTCAATTGCAACAGTTGTTATCGAAGCATCGTTAATATTTAGTTTTGCAAAAGGATACGCATCTAGTGGAAACCCTCTTGAGCTTTTAGGCGAAGTGGTATCCGCCGCATTTGGCTCTTTTGTTCTTTGGCGCACAATGGGCGCGGATGGCATTACTCTTGGCATGGGTATCGCTTTTGTGGCAAGCCTTGCAGGTCTTACTTATGCGCTTGGTACTGGCGAAGCCAATCTTGGTAATGCAAGCACATGGATTCAGGCTGCTTTAACAACGGCATTCGGCTCTATTACTGGTATCACACTACTTACCAATCTTGGGGTAGCTGCTGGTACAGCCGCAACGCTTTCTATCGGGCTTGCAGGCCTTATTACCTTTGCGGGAATTACATTCTCTCTTGGCGAAAAGCTGAAAGAATTCCCAGTTCTTAATACCATCATTGCTGCTTTGATGGGAATTTTTGGCGGTGCTGCTGGTGCTGGCGTTGCATTGCTTGTTGGCGCAAGCCTTCCTGTTGCTGGAGCCGTTGCTGCTGCCGGTGTCGGTATTGGCCTAGTTCTTCACTGGGCTGGTATCAAATGGGGCGCTAAAGAGAGTGGCGAAAAAACAGATGCTGCCGCCGAAGCCGACACTAAAATGCATTATGTTGAAAATGTTTTTGAGCAGCGTATTGAAGCCATAAAGCAAATTGTCGTTATCAAGTGGAATGCGGCCATTGATTTTATGACTTCTCTTCCCGGAAAGATTGGGAATATCATAAACAGCATTGGCGAGTGGTTCAACTCTCTTCCTGAAAAAATCGGCTATGCCCTTGGCTTTGCCGTCGGCAAAATCGGGGAGTGGGTTGGAAACATGGTTACTACTGTAACAACCGAAGTTCCAAAAATCGTTTCGTCTGTTGTTAAGTTTTTTGAAGAACTGCCGGGAAATATTTTGACTGCAATCCTAAAGACTGTTGACACTATTTCCGAATGGCGAGAGAGAATGGTGGCTTTCGTTGTTGTTGAAGTTCCAAAAATCATTTCGTCTATTGTCGGTGAGTTCAAAAAGCTTCCTGATGAATTAAGAAAACTTGGCAAATTCATCTGGGACGGCCTAATCAACGGTCTAAAAGATGCATGGAGTACCGTTACAAATGGTATTAAGAGTTTCACTGATGGTTTTATCAATGGTTTCAAGGACGCTCTTGGCATCCACTCCCCTTCTAAAGTCTTTGAACAGTTTGGTATCTATATCGATCAGGGTCTTGCAAACGGTATCACTGCAGCACTTCCTTACGTTGAACAAGCTATGACCAATCTGGCAAACGTTGTTCAGCAGAAGGGCAACGAGATGATTGACTATGGCGCGACCACCGCAACGAATTTTGTTAATGGTTTCTTCAACGGTCTGGACAGCAAGTGGCAGGAACTTGATTCCGGCTTGCAGAATGACTTTTTCGGCACAGTGCAGAATCTTTGGAATGCTGTGCAGAACGGCGACCTAAAAACGATTGGTACGACTGCTGCTGCTATTATCTGGCAGGCGATGGGAGAGGAGAACCGAAATCAGGTAAAAGCATACGCACAAAGCTTTATTTCCAATATTTCCAGTGTTTTAAAGGATGCATCCAAAACCTTGTTTAACGAAGCTTTAAAAGTTGGCAAGGTCATTTGGAGCGGCATCACAAGCAATTTTGAAAAAATCGTAAAGAGCGTTTCCAATCTTGGAACTACGATTTCTGCATCAATTAGCGCATTGAAGGTGCCTTTAGCCACTACTGGCACTGCGATCAGTCAAGGCCTTTTCGGTGGTCTTGTAAGCTCTTTCCCTGAAATTTTTGCTGCAATGGGCGGCTTGATTGGAAGTGTTGGCTCTGCGTTTGTTGGCCTTCTTACTTCTATTGCCGGTGCGCTTTCGTCTACAGTTTTCGGCATTCCTGTAGCGCTTATTGTGGGCGCGGCCGCAATTGCCTTAGGCGCTGCGATTGCGGGTATTGTGAGCAATCTCGGTGGGAAATATTCAACTGACAATTCTTCTTACGTCGGAACCCCTGAATACGATGCTTCTACAGGTTCCACCACTTCTGCAAATGGGTACTACGGCAATACATCATCCGGGTCAACAAACTCTTCCGACCTGCAAGGCGCGGTTTACAACGGCTGCTATAATGCGTTTCTTGATATTTTCCAGCGCTATGGTGACGAAATTACCGGTGGCAAGGAAGTCAGGTTGTTCATTGACGGAAAGCAGATTACTGCTTCGGTCGAAAAGCAGCAGGCTGACCGTGGTGTGCAAATCATGGGTACGGAAGTGTATAGCTATTGAGGAAGGGATGGTGAATTATGCAAGCTCTTGTATCAGTGAACGGCGTAGATTTGCCAGAGCCTTCCTCTTATAGCGCAACGACTTCAACCATCGTTGATTCTGGCCGAAACGTGCAGGGCAAGGTTGTTGGCTCTGTGGTTCGACACGATGTTGCAAAAGTGGCTCTCAAGTGGAATTACCTTACTGCAAAACAATGGGCTTCCGTTATCGGCCCATTCACTACAAACTTTTATTGCACGGTACGATTTTACAATCAAGCAACAGCTTCTTATTCCACACGTCAGATGTATGTTTCCGACCGAACGGCTGGAATGTGGCGAAGGGGCCCAAACACCGGAAATGTGATGGGCTGGACGGATTGTTCTTTGAGCCTGGTTGAGGTCTAAAGGTGGTGATTTTATATGTCCGTAAAGCCGTCCGATAAGTGGCTTTCACAATATAATAATACGCTTGTACCCGAAACTTTTATTCAGATTACTTATCATGCAGCTGATGATGCGGCGCAAACGGACGCTATTGCAAGTTCTGGTTCGCAAACCGTGTTTAGTAACGCGGCATCCATCACTGATCTGGACATTTTCATTTCTGGAAATTATGCGACTGCTGAAACTAATTTTTGGGTTTTAGATGGAAGCTTTGATATCGTCCCGAATTCTGAACCGTATCAAGAATGCGGCTATGTAAGCGGTGAATGCGTATCAAGCTCCAATCATCCAACCATCACATTTTCTTTTAGTAAAATCCACGAAGAAAAAATACCGGGCCTGACAATCGTTTGGTCTGAAATTTTAAATGAATGGGCAAAATCATTTAAAGTTTCCGCTTACAAAGGAACCGCTCTTCTTTTGGAAAAGCAAATTGACAACAACGATTCCGCCGAAACTTCAATTGAATTTGAGATTTCCAATTATGATTTGGTTATTATTGAAATTCTTGAATGGTGTATTCCAAACCGAAGAGCTCGTATCTCGCAAGTGGAATTTGGACAACGTGTGAAATTTAGCAAAACAGACCTTCTGTCGTATTCCCATAAATCAAAGCGAGACCCAATTTCCGGTCAACTTTCCAAGGATTCAATTTCTTTTTCCGTTGATAACAGCGATCAAAAATGGAATCCTATCAACCCAGACGGTCTCTACAAGTATCTGTATGAACGCCAAGCTGTTTTTGTAAAGTATGGCATGGACTTGGACGGACAGACTGAATGGATTAACGGAGGTAAGTTTTACCTTTCTAGTTGGAACATTCCTTCTAATGGCATTACCGCTTCCTTTGAAGCTCGAGATGCTTTGGTGTTTTTAATCGATTCACTATATACCGGAAGGAAAAGCGGAACTTTATACGAAATGTGTTATGACGCTTTGGAACTTCTTGATGTTTCCGGTATCAGCTATTACATCAATGAATCTTTGAAGGATTATACAGCTGATTTTAACAACGGAAATTCTTCGTATAAAAACGCTGATGTGCTACAGCTTTCTGCTAACGCAGCCGGTATGGCTTTGTATCAGACAAGAAACGGTGAGATTCGGATTGACCGGGTTCCGTACCTTCCTGAAAACAAGTCCGACATTTATGAAATCACTGAAATCAATGATTATCAGTATCCGGAAATCACTTTTTCTAATAAGTTAAAAAACATCTCTTACTCTCTAAATGGAGTTTCGTCATTGTATCCGAATGGTGCTACTGGCGATGGCGTTACGCAAAGTGTAAATAATGCGCTTATCTCTTCTTCCGTCGTCTCCCAGCCAAAGAATGTTCTAACTGAAAGCTATAAAGTGCTTTCTAATCGTCGAAAAGCTACCCTGTCTTATCGTGCCAGCCCACACAACGATGCTCTTGATTTTGTCAAGCTCAATCATCAGTTTGGATATTCTTCTAACTTGTTGATCACGGATGTTTCTTACACGTTTAATGGTAGCTTCAAGGGCTCCGTTACCGGGTATATGATTGAAGATGTTGATTCGTTACAAATCGATGCTTCTGAGATTTACTTACATCCTTCCGACACGATCACGCTCACTGCAACGCTTACCCCTGCATCTGCCGATTCCCCTGTTATTGTTTGGAATGCATCTCCCGCTGGTATCGTTGAGCTGAATGTCATCAAGAACGAACGCGGCGTATCTGTCTGCAACGTTACGTATTTACACAGCGGAAATGCAACGATTACAGCTACAGTTGCGAGCCTTTCTGCTTCTTGCAATGCTACTGCGATTGCGGATGAGATTTCCAACCTCAAAGAAGGCGATACCGTTTACATCTCCGTCGCTGGCGCTTATACCGCTTTTCTTGTCTCAAAGCATAATTACGAGCCAGAATTAAATGGCAAAGGGAGAACGCTTCTTGCTCTTAAAGACGCGAAAACAGAAAACATTGCGTGGGATAGTAAAATGACAACTCCCGCAGAGTATTCGACCAGCAGTATTGATGCCTTATTGAACGGAAACATAAAAAATTCTTTTTCTGATTTCATGCAGAAAAAAATCGGCAAAACTACTTTTTATTATACCCCAGCGTTCAAAAAAAATGATTCTAACAATTACGTACCTTCTGCTGTGTCTACTCTATCTCGCAGTATATTTTTACCTTCCGCAAAAGAAATATACTACGGATTTCCTGATAACAGTAGTTCTATTAACGAAATTTGGGGTTATGGATGCAACGTAGAAGGAAGCCCGCTCCCTACAGCAAAAGAACTTTTGAAAAATCCTTTTTTTATGATCGGAGACGATTACAACCCGTATGAGCAGTGGACGAGAACTCCCGTTACCCATCTTGAATATTGGGGCATGGGCCCTTCTGTTGGGGATATCTATTATCGTTCTATCGTTGTTTCAAAGTATTGGGACAGAGCACATCTTGGCAGTTATGATGACGAAGACGAATTATTTTTTTATGACTGTATCGGTTCTGGCAACGATGGCCGCAAGTGCTATCATTACATGTTTACCGTTCCGAGCAATTTGCCTATCGGGTATCAAAACAGAGTTGAGGAAGAATAATTTATGGCTCGTTGGATTACAGACCGCACGCAATCAGATGTTGACCGCGTGAAAGAAATTACCGCAAAGGCAAGAACAGGCACGTGGACAAAAGCCGAACAATCGGAATGGCTTGCCGGAATGAAGGGCGCTTTAAGCTATACGGATTTTAACCGCATAGAATCCGGCATTCAAGAGCTTGGCTCCATTGTTGGCGCGTCTGTTTCTGTTCGGACTGATTGGACAGTCGATGGATATATGAAAGTCTCCGATGCAACACGCTGGCTTTCCAACATCAACTCCATTCGTGCTAAATGCTCTGGCCCATCTGGCATTGCAGACACGCCAGAAAGCATGAATAAACTCGATTTTTCAACGATGAATAAAATCGAGCAAATTTTGTTCGACATTGAAACGCTTGCTAAAACGTACGTTACGTTTTCCGGCGAATATATGACAGGAGATGGACAATATGGTTTTTGAAGACCGTGTGGCGAAATACCCGGGTCGGTGGACAATGGTAAAGTCGGATGGAACATCCGAAATTGTCACTCTTATCCGAAATGACGAACCAACAAAAGAAGGAACGCCAATCAATGCGGCTACTCTTAATGAACTTAGTACCGTTGCGGGAGCAATTAACGCAAAAGAAGAAGCCGTTTCGGCTGCATCTAGCGCAAATTCTGCCGCCACCAGCGCAGTCAAAAACGCACAGTCAGCGTCCGCAGACGCAAAGAGCGCGGAAAGCTCTGCCGCTTCTGCCAAAGCTGAAGCGGACAGGGCTGCGGCCATCGTGAGCACCGATAAGACGCTGAGCGTCGAGGGCGCTCCGGCTGACGCAAAGGCTGTTGGCGATGCGCTGAAAGACATCAAGCTCCCTATTGCCACCGCAACCACACTGGGCGGTGTGAAGGTGGGCAGCGGTCTGACGGTCGATGCGGACGGAACACTTTCTGCGGACAGTGCTTTGGCTGCCTACCCCGTTGGCAGTATTTTTCAAACAGTCAGTAGCACCAGCCCCGCCGCCCTGTTTGGCGGCACATGGCAGGAGATTGCGCAGAACCGGGTGCTGATGGGTGCGTCCTACGCCCACGCAGCAGGCACCACCGTGAAGGCCGGTCTGCCGAACATCACAGGTAGTTTAAGCGAAACCTCAAATGACGGTAAAACAACACCATTTCGCGGTAATAAAAACGCCATATCGTCAATAGGTGCTTTGGCAGTTACAGAGGCTAACTCTCCTTTTTGTGGATATGCTGGATATGAAGGGTCGGCATATGATATTTCTTTTGATGCTTCCCTCTCGAACCCGATCTACGGTGCAAGCAGTACCGTGCAGCCCGCCGCCTACTTTGTGCACATCTGGCGGCGCGTGGCCTGAGAAAGGAGGCTTTGACTTATGAAAATCATTGACGAGAACGGCGCAGCCATGGAAAACCCGGACCTGACACTGGGCTATCTGACAGCTGCCGCTGAAGAAGTCACCCACCCCGCTGTGGAGGGCGTGGAGGAGCAGTGGCACTGGGAGACCGTGACCGAGTATCCGAACGGCGGCAAGGACGTGCAGAAGATCATTGACCGCCCCGGTATACTGGCACGGGAAGAATGGGTGGAACAGGTGCCCATCCAGAAATACATCCGTTACACCGCCGAAGAGCTGGCCGCGCAGGAAGAAGAGCGCAAAAAGGCCGAAGCCCGAGAGAAGCTGCCGGAGACGGTAGCGGCGCTGCAAAAAGAAAACGAGATGTTGAAACAGTGCTTGCTTGAAATGAGCGAGATTGTTTATGCATAAAATCACACAAAAATTAGAAAGGATGGTACGTATGATGGCAATGTTGTGGGCACAGGAGATTATGTCTGCTGAGACTATGGAGGATGCAAAGGCTCTGTACGAGCGCTGCCCCCGCCTGCTGAAGGAGAAGGTCAAGGCAATTCTTATCAAGAGCGGTTTTGAGGAAATCACCCAGTAAGGAGGACACTATGGCTGAAATCATGGATGTGTCCCGGCATCAGGGCACGATCAACTGGGACAAGGTCAAGGCAAGCGGCAAGGTGGACGGCGTAATGATTCGCGCCATGGGCAACAGTGCAGCGGGCAGGCCCAGTGCCCCCTACACCGACCCGCAGTTTGCTCGCAACTATTCCGAGTGCAAGCGGCTGGGCATCCCCTGTGGCGTGTATGGCTATTTCAAGGCGGTCAACCGGGAGCAGGCCGACAAGGAGCTGTCCTATTTCAAGAAGCTGCTCACCGGCAGGAGCTTTGAGCTGCCGGTGGCCGTGGACATCGAGGACGAGGTGCAGAAGCCGCTGGGCAAGGCCGCGCTGACCGACCTGACAGCTTACATGCTGAGCACGGTGGAAAGCTGGGGCGTGTACGCTCTGCTCTACACCGGCCTGTGGTTTGGCAACACCTTCCTGTACATGGGCGGCGCAGCCCTGAAACCCTTCGACGTGTGGCTGGCTGCATACCGCAACGCCAAGCCCGCTCCCGGCTGGCCCTTTGGCATGTGGCAGTACACCAGCACGGCCCGTGTACCCGGTGTGACCACCAACGTGGACATGAGCCACGCATACAAGGACTATGCGGGTATCATCCGCAAGAAGGGCCTGACCCGTCTCCGGGAGGGTAAATGACCGAAAAAGAAGCTCTCCTGTGGGTGCTTGGCATCTTGGGTAGCCTGTGCGCTGCGGCCATCACCATCGACAAGGTGCTGGAAATCATCCATAAGTACATCAAGAAGGCGCAGGCCCCCGACGATGCGCAGAACAAGCGAATGGATACGCTCGAAAAAAGACTTGGCGTGCTGGAACAGGGACAGCTTCAGCACGCACAGGCCCTTGCAAGAGACCTGCGCCGCTTTGACAGCCTCGATGAAGAAATGCGTCTCGTACTCGTTGGCGTACAAAATCTTTTGGATTCACAGCTGTCCGGAAACAACCGCGAAGGTATGCAAAAAAGCAAATCCGATATTAACAACTACCTACTGAAAGGAGTAACAAATCATGGAAGCAATGTTTAACTTTATCCCCGCACCCATCGCACTGGTACTGATGTTCATCGGCTTTGCCGCGCTGGCCGTTGGTGCCATCCGGCTGGGCTACAAGCAGTACGTCAAGCAGTGGGCACTGGAGCTCGTGACCATCGCCGAGGACAGCATCATGGGCAGCGGTCAGGGTGCCAAGAAAAAGGCACAGGTCTTTGCTGCGCTGCGCGGCGCCCTGCCGGACTGGCTGAAGCCTTTCATCACCGATGAAGTGCTGGACAGTGTGATTGAAAAGGCTGTCAGCATGATGAAAAAGGCACTGGCAGAAAAGAAGCCTACCATCAACAAGGAGTAATTTATGATCGAGCAAAGCGTATCTCTCGCATCCAACGGCACGGCAAAGTTGCCCGGCTATGAGCAGCTGGTGCGCTTTGGCTACACTAAAAACCGGGGCGTGTACCGCCTGCACGTCGATGCAACCGGCGAGTGGGAGGGCCTGACTATCCGCTGCTTCTGGCACGTGCCGGACGGCAAAGATCCGTCATCCTCGTTGGTGGTGGACGGCTATGTGGACGTGCCCGCCAGCGTGACCGCACAGCCCGGGAGCGGGTGCATCACCTTTGAGGGCAGCGACGGCACCAAGACCGTGACCAGCGCAGACCTGCGGTATCGTGTCAGCGCCAACTCCGGCACAGAGGATGGCACAGAGCCGGAACCGGGCACCCCTGCATGGCAGCAGCTGGTGGATGCTGTACGCACCGATGCCGCCGCCGCAGAGCAAGCCAAGACCGATGCACAGACCGCCGCCAGTGAAGCCGCCACAAGTGCGGGCAGTGCCAACCAGAGTGCTCAGGCAGCCGCTGACAGCCTGCAAGAGCTGAAGGACGGCATTGCAAGCGGTGACTTCAAAGGCGAGAAAGGCGACAAGGGCGACACTGGCCCCATCGGCCCGGTCGGCCCGCAGGGTGCACAGGGGCCACAAGGTGAAAAGGGTGACACCGGCCCTGCCGTAGCACTGGACACCACCCTCACTCACGAGGGCGAAGCCGCTGACGCAAAAGCCACAGGTGATGCTATCAGCGCAGTAAAGGCCCGGCAGAACATTCTTGTGGGCACTGAAATAGGCAACCCTATCTCCGTTGACGACGCTTTCCCTGCGCCCCTGTGCGGCCTGACCGTGTACGGTCGGAGCACGCAGGCCGGCACACCCACACCGGATGCCCCTGTGCCTATCGTGAGCGCTGGTGACGGCGGGAGCGTGGCGGTGACCTTGAGCGATGGAAACGGCAAAACACAAACTCTCACGCTCCCCACACCCAACGGCTTACCCGGCATCCCTGTCACCTCTGGCGGCAACTACATTGACCAAAGCGGCCAGCAGTGGGTGTGCGACGAGGTGGACTTGGAGAGAGGGGTGAAGGTGCAGAGGATTGGAAAAGAGCGAGTTAACACAAGCGATGGTGGGATAAATGAACAGTATCGACTGGCTTTAGACATTCCGGGAAATGAAGGAAAAGATGGTGCTTCTCCGTGCATTATAAGCATAACGCCTTACACATCGTGGACTTCCTGCGTTGCGGGCACTAAACTGTATCTTAAAAATATAACAAAACCTGAAGGCGGTTTTTATACTGCAGAAGAGCTGAGAGCCTTGGCTATTGACGTTGATTTTGTGTATCAACTCGCCACCCCCCCCCATCGAAACCCCGCTCACCCCTGCCGAAATCGCCGCCTACAAAGCCCTCACAGCTTACGGCCCTGACACTGTGATGCAGGCGAGTGACGGTGCGGGGGTCAAGCTGGAGTATCAGAGGGACGTAAACATCGCAATCAAACGCATTGAGGACGCAGTAGCGTCCATGACCTAAGGAGGTACACATGGCTATCAAAAGTAAAGCCCGGCATGACCTGACACTGCGCTCCATCAAGCGGGAAATTTCTGCAAGACGCGACGTGGCATACTGGCTGGACAAGGCGTATACCCATCTGGACAGCGGCCTGCTGACGGAGGACGACATCGCAGAGGTGGAAGCCCTTGCGCAGGCGTACTACGATGCACTGGACGCGGAAGACAAGGCGAACGCTGAGGAAATCACACAGTAAGGAGGCATAACGCATGAACGCAGTAAATATCGAAGATTTGCTCGATCTGATTGAATCCATGAAACGCATATCTGCGGATGAAATTATCGCCGCATCAAAAGAGAACAACGAACTGGAGCGCATCGCACACATCGCAACGGAAGCAACTTATAAGGCTGTTATCGAAAAGTTGGAAAACCTCCGCGTGTATGCAGTAACCGTTTTGGATAGCAAGGAGTAACACCATGAGTAGCACTACATACGAGCATTTTGTTGACACCAACAAAATGTACGCCACACACGGACGTTTTCTTGGCCTTACGAAAACATACCATCTCGGCAATGTCAACAAACTGGTGACGTTTTGTCACCGGTTTGCCGCGCTTGGCACTATGGTGCGCAACGCCGGACAGCTGCCGCAGCCTTTCTGGCTCGGTGCAGGCTTTGGCGGCGGCTCGCATAGTCTTTCCGCCAGCGTTGCAAGGGCTTAATGCAGAACAGATAAAAGCTGTGATAAAACGTGCGCCGCTTGGGAGGTATGACCGGAAAATCGCCCGGTTGCGGTACGTTGACCAGCTATGCCAAGTTGATATTGCAGCGCGTGTGCCGTATTGTCGGACATCAATCGGCAATAGGCTGAAAATTATTGATGAAAAGCTAGACGAAAGGAGCTCACCGTGAACATCGAAAATCTTCCGACCGCAAATCTTATTACAGAGCTTCGCAAACGCGAGGGCGTGAAAACGACCGTTGCTGAGCCCTATCAGGACGCAACGGTAAGCGTCAACGGCCCTGCGCTGGTTCTTGTCGTGACGGATTGATTGTGGTATAATAACATCAACAAATCCTCCCGGCCTCTCGAAGAAGCGCATTAGGGCGGATATCTGAACCCGCCAAGCCTCTCGACGATGCGTATCATGGCGGGTCTTTTTCGTTGATACAGTCTCCCGCCTGCCTACTTGCAGTGCGTACCATGCGGGAGACGATTTTATACGAATTATGGCAAATAAAATATATCACTTTTTGTCCCGTGTTTTGTTCGCTCTGATTATTTTTGGGGCGACATCAAGCGTTCTAAAAGCCGTCCTTCCGTTTTGGCATAGTGCATTTATAGGCGTGGTTTTATCGGCATATGCGTCTTTGCATTATACGCCATACGATTTATGATTTGAAAGGCTATGGCCTTTGTAGAGAGTGGCATTGCCTGTGGGCGGTTCCGCTCTTGATTTTAGACTTTGCCGTTTTGGCGGCATAAAACCCCCGATGCTCCAAACGGAACACCGGGGGTTTCTTTATGCAAGCGCTTCCTTGACCGTCTTGCACTGGAGAGAAGCGTGCTTGAAGAAGCTTCTTGCTTCTTCGTAGGTGACAAAGCGGACGGTGGCTTCTGCACCGAGTTCACCCTTTTCCCGCAGGGTCACAGAGTATACCCTGCCTTCGGGGAAATCGCTGTTGACCATCGGCTTCCTGTTCGGCATAAACGGAGACGGGATGGAGGTGAGCTCTCCGCTCAAGGTGGTGCAGAACTCGTCATAGTGGCTCATCCCATCTTCCGTGATGAGATAGGGTTTTTTAATTTTATCCATAATGTAAGCCTTCCTTTCGGTTATATATAGCCCACGGATTTCATCCGGTTAAGGTTATAGCATATTATAATACTTAGCTATCTTTTTGTTTTCCTTGCTGTAATTATAGTATAGCACTATTTACAGTGTATGTAAATTGGCATTTTCGACAATGTCTATAGCGCTGTCTTGTGCACATTTGGCATTGTAAACAGTGCTGTTTTTTGCTATACTTGGGCAAATAAAACGGGAGGCATTTTTATGATTTCTGAAAAGAAAAAGGCATCCAATGCCAAATGGGATAAAGAAAATATGACAAGCTTGGCCTGCCGCGTAAAAAAGGACTACGCGGAAAAGTTTAAGGCAGCGTGCGCAGAGGCCGGGACAACCCCAAATGCCGTATTAAAGCAGGCAGTCGAAGAATTTTTGCAGGCACATACAAAATAACAGCTCAAACCCAAGCGCTCATGCGGATTTTTCCGTGTGGGCGCTTTTCTTTTTTGTCCTTCGTTGCGCGTTCGTTGTCTCTCGTTCCGGGCGCTTGCGGTACACTGGATGCACAAGGAGGGATGTTTTATGAGCTATTATACGACACCCGGAACGCCTTATGTTTCGCAGCAACCTGTCAATCCTTACGGCGGCATGGGCACAGTTGGGCTTGCCACTCCCCTGCCGAACACGCAGATGCAACAGGCGCAGCCGCAGCGTTCGCAGCCGATGAATGGGCAGCAGCCTGTTCAGCAGTCGGCACAGGACGGCGGTTGGCTGCTTGCCAGACCTGTTTCCAGCAGGGAAGAATTTCTGGCAATACCGTCTGACCTGTACGGCAGACCGACCTACTGCCCAGACTTGCGCAGTGGCGTGATCTACTGCAAGCGGCTTAATCCGGACACCTGTGAATCCTATGTGCAGGAGTTTTACAGCCCGGAAGCATGGCGGCAAATGCAGGCGCAACAGGCACAGCAGACCGCTGCACCGACACAGCAGTATGTTCCTATTGAGCAGTACAACACCCTTGTACATCGGCTGGATGAACTGGAAAAATGGCAGAAGAGCTTTTCGAAGCCCACTGCCGCAGCGAAGAAAGGAGAATAAGCGATGCCCTCTCCGTTTGATATGATTACTCACAGCCCCATCATGCAGCTTGCAAATCTGGCTCGCGCCGGACAAAACCCGATGGGGCTTATCCAGCAGTTAAGTGGGCAGAATGCTCCTATCATGCAGGGCTTGAACCTGATTCAGGGCAAAAACGAAGCACAGTTAAAGACGATGGCGCAGAACCTCGCTAAAGAGCGCGGCATCGACCTGAACCAGCTGGCAAGCGTCCTGAATCTGACGCTGCCCCGATAACGCATCCCTCTAAGCGAAACGCTTCTCAGTTTTGCGGACTTGACAAAAACCGCATTTGTTTGGCTTTGCCCATCGCATACGGCGGTGGGATGGCATAACGCAAAACTGAAAGGAGTTTTGTTATGGACGATTTTGCAACTGGCTATCTGGCTGGGCAGGACGGCGGCAATAACAACGGCGGATTCTTCGGCAACGAAGGTCTTTGGGCTGTTATTATCCTCGCTATCATCTTCGGCTGGGGCAACTACGGCAACGGGCGCAACGGCAGCGACAACGGTATGGCGAGCTACATCCCCTATCTGGTCGGCACTGGCGCAACTGGTCAGGGTGGCGCAGATACTCGTGCGGCTCTGTCTGAAGGCTTCTACCAGCAGGACACTTCCCGTTCTCTGGCTGGCATTCAGAGCGGTATCTGCTCTCTGGGCTATGACCAGCTGGCGCAGATAAACGGAGTCAACGCCAACATCGCAAACGGCTTTGCGGGCGTGAACAGCGCCATCTGTCAGCTCGGCTACCAGAACGCACAGCTCGTGAACGGTCTGGAACGCAGCGTGTCCAACGGCGACAACGCCATCAGCCTCGCCATCATGCAGGAGGGCAACGCACGGCAGGCGGGTCAGACCGCACTTTCCACGCAGCTTGCATCTTGCTGCTGCGAGAACAAGCAGCTCATCGGCGACCTGAAGTACACCATTGCACAGCAGGACTGCGCTACCCGTCAGGCTATCGCAGACAACGCCCGTGCCATCGTGGACAACTGCAACGCCAATTTCCGCAGCATGATGGACTACTTCACGCAGGATAAGATTGCCACTCTGACCGCTGAGAACCAGAACCTGAAGTTCGCAGCTTCTCAGGATCGTCAGAATGCGCTTCTGACCACCGTGATGTCCCAGCAGACTGACACCATCCTGAACCGGGTCAATCCTCGTCCGATTCCCGCTTATCAGGTGGCAAACCCCAACGTGGGTGTAAACTGCTGCGGCTGCTGCTAACCAACACACTCCCCGATAACACCGGGTGAACCATCGGGGCAGGGGTAAGACACCTCTGCCCCTGATTTTTTAGGAGGAAAACATTATGGCTTGCAAAACAAGCTGCAAACTCTGTCCCCATCTGGTTTTGAGCCAGTCGGTGACGTTCGCCAATGATACGCTGACCATCAATATCCCTGCTGGTTCTTACGCAGCGGGAGAAAAATATTGTCTGGTCATTGCTCAGGCTTTGCCGGACACAACCACCATCAACGCCCCTGTGGTTATTACCATCGGCGCAGGAACTACAGCATACCCTCTGACCGACTGCAACTGTGCTCAGGCAACAGCCGAGAGCATCCACACTCGCACCCGCTATGCTACTCGTGTTGCAACGTCTGCGACTGGCACAGGCACGTTCAAATATCTTGGCTGCTTCTGCCGTTCCCACGCTGGTGCGCCCGCGTCCATTTCCTAAGGAGGTATAGATTATGGGCAAGACTAATTTTCGCCGTATGATGATGCTCCGTGACCACGACAAAGACCGTGAGCCGGAACGTGATCGCCTTGAGGAAGAGCGTGACCGCAGGGAGCGTGAGATGGAACGCCGTCTGCGCAAGCTGGAAGGCACCAACGACCGCTATCCCTACTATCCGCAGGAGGAAAATCGCTACATCGACCCTTACCCTATCCCCCGCTATCCTGACGTAGAGAATGGGCGCAGAATGCCTCAAATCGGCTTCTCGCAGAACGGTGACTGGGATAAACGGTCTGGACAGTACGAACGTGGCGGTGCAGACAGCCGCTCCATCAAGATGCCTCGCCATCACCTCACCCACGATGAAGCGGAGGAATGGTGCGACAACATGGTGAACGCTGACGGCACAAAGGGTTGTCACTGGACGCTGGAACAGACGCAGGACGTTGCGAAACAGCGCAACATCAACTGTGACCCGAACGATTTCTGGGCTGTCATGAACATGATGTACTCGGATTATTGTCAGGTCGCAAAGCGTCAGTCCGTTGACACTCCGGGCTTCTACGCTGACATGGCAAAGGCGTTCCTTGAGGACGTAGATGCCGCAGATGGCAAGGCATATCTCTACTGGGATTGCATTGCTGATAAGTAAAACAGAACCCCTGTGTAGTTTTTAATGGCTACACAGGGGTTTGCTATTGGAAAAGCTAGGCGGGGTGACGGTTCCGGCATCTCCTAACGATGGGCGATAGCTGCCTGTTCTATCCTCTAGCGTTTTCCTTATTCCCAAAGTACGGATTCGGCTTTTATGTCAAATAGGTCTTGCGGATGAAATACAAGGCTCTTATCAAGCTCAACTATGCCAACGATGGAGAATTTGCCGGGAACTTCTCGCTCGATTTTAGCTTTTGCTTCATCCTTGTCATTCGCAAACAACACGAACGGAGCTTGGAAGTGCCTGCATTTTTCGTCATCGTCGTATTGGATTTTTACCCAATAGAAGTTTTCGTCCCCTACTTCTTTCGGTGTTAAGTGTTTTTTGACACTTGAGACATCGTAAGTGCAATACCCGATACACTGCGGGTTTCCGTATTTCTCCATAAAATTGTCGTTCCCAATACGAGTTGCCAAAACCATGTGAACGTCTTTCCAACCAACACGGTCATCATTGACCGGCTTATCGTCCATAACAATATCATCAGGGTCTATCACTTTCTTGCCAATCGCCAAATTCCAATTATTTGCAATATAATGTGTCATCTGATACCAGTTGTCAAATGTTTTTACTTCTTTCATGGCATCTTCCAAAGAGCCACGATGAGGTCTATAAACAATCATACGTCAATCCTCCAAGAAATCTTCTTGATTCAGAACTTGATTTACAATTCGTTCTGTACATTCTTTGATAACTGTAGATGCGGGGACATTATCTTCATAAGCTATGTTTTCATATTGCGCTCCTGCATACTCAAAGAACCTTTTAGAAAGTATTTCTGCATCCGCACGGCATAACGGCTTTAATTCGTATTGCAACGGAAATCTTCTTATAAGTGCAGGGTCAAGCCTATCAAATCGGTTTGTCGTTCCGATAATAATCACGTTGTTTGGCAATCTGTCCATTTCCTGCATAATCGCAATAACCACACGGTTCATTTCCCCAACGTCATCTTTTTGCCCACGAGCCATTCCGACCGCATCTATTTCATCAAAACAAAGAACGCAAGGAGCAGTTCTCACATAATCAAAAATTCTTGCAAGGTTAGATTGTGTTTGCCCCAAGTGCGAATCAACTAGACTTGAAAATTGAATCCTCAAAAAAGGAAGTTTTGCTTTATGCGCGATATACCTAGCCAGCATGGTTTTCCCGCATCCACTTTGCCCATAAAGCATCAATGCTGGCAAATAAGGAATGCCCATTTCGTTCAATTTTTCAGATGCTCGATAAATAGCAACGATTTTCTGCGTTATACTTTTTTCTTCGTCCCTAAGAAGGAATCTTGCTTCTGAAAATTCTTCTGTATCCTCTGCGATCAAAAGATTCTGTAAGTTGTATGGCAATTCAATAAATTCTCTTTTGCTTTCCAACTTGCGAAACATATTTTCTTTGAACTGCTCATCTTTTTTTGATGATATAGAATCCGAAATGATTTTAACGGCTTTTTGCGCGTTTCGCATATCGCCATCGCAAACAAATCGAATAAGGCGTCGCTCACTATCATTCATCTAAGAAATCCTCCAACTCAATCTTCCCCTCTGCCGCCGCAACCGCCAGAGCGTAAACGAACTGTCCAATCGTCATTCCGTGCCGCCTTGCTTCACGGTTGATGTACTTGCGCTCTTCCTCGCTCATAAGGATGGTAATGCGCTTTGAACGCTTGCCATCACCACTTGCAACACCCTGATGCGATTCCGGCATTGGGATTTTTTTCTTCGTCAAACCAGCTTTGGCTAGTGCGCCTGGCACATTGCCTTGCTCGATAAGACGTTGAACTTCTTTCGCCTGTTTCAGCTTCTTTGGCTTACTTTCGTCTAACACGGCATCACTTGGCTGTGTTTCGCTGTCTTTGGCTTGCTTCGGCTTAATATTGCTTAACTGTGCTTCATTAGGCTGTACATGGCTGTCTGTGGCTTCACTGGGCTTAATTGATGCTTGTTCGGCTTCGTTCGGCTTTGCTTGGCTTGCTTCTTCTTCCTTTGGCTCACTTCGGCTTAATGGCTGTTCCAAAAAAATAGGCTGAAAATCAAACCCGCCAAGCAAGCCTGAGGATTTTTTGCTAGTTGACTTCATTCATCTTCCTCCCAATCTTCATCAAGGTCAGGAACGGTCGGCAACGGCATCCAGTGAGTTATATTATGTGGCTTTCCACTTTTGTCTCGCCATTCCTTAAAATCTTCTTCATAGCCTACAATTTCTACATCGTATTCGTCTTTGCTAAACCCGATAACGTATGGGTTTAGTTCATCTGGCATTTCATCTTCTGATTTCGCCCATTGATTATTTGCAAGTTCTTTCTGCCACTTTTTACAATACTTTTCCGCTAGATACCATTGAGAGTGAAACGCCATTTCTTTTTCTTTATCTGAAAGGTCATTAAACGAAAATCCAAAATTGATAACGTAGACTTGCTCCGTGTCATCAGAACAAGTTGCATTCAAAAGATGCGGACACAAATCACTCATTTTTCTTCTCCATCCACAATCATCTGCGCCAACGCCTTGAAATCCTCTGCGCTGGTACTCTTTGCCGTGTCGCCGCTAAACAGGCTGTGCCGCTCTGCCTGAGCCTTGCGAACGCCCATAGACGGTCTAATCTTCACATCCAGCAGGGTTGTTCCCATGCTCTGTGCAATCACAGGAAGCTGCTCTACAACCTCTTTGGACAGGTTCTCTCGGCTCTTATACTGGTTCAGAAGCAGACCTTCAATCTTCAAAGTCGGGTTAAAGTATCTGCGCACATCGCCGATGGTCTGCGAAAGCTGGCTCAAACCAGCCAGTGCGTATCGGTCTGCTGTGATGGGCACGATGATGCTGTTGGCGGCGATCAGCGCGTTTACAAGCGCAAGACCAAGCTGCGGGGGAGTGTCCAGCACAATGTAATCATACTGCTCGGACACGCTTTCAAGGGCTTCTCGCAGCCGGAAGTTCTTGCCCATGTCCCGGACAAGCTGCTCATCAATGTCCTTCAATGCGCTGTCGGACGGCAGAATGTCACCAGCTTCGCAGTGCTGGATTCCTTCCTCTACCGTGCCTTGTCGGGTCATCACATCGAACAGGGTACATACGTCCTCTGTCTGTGCGCCGTAAGTGTCCGTTGCATTGCACTGGGCATCACAGTCCACCAGCAGGACTTTCTTGCCAAGCAACTGCAACGCACCAGCCAAACAGGTGCTTGTGGTGGTCTTTCCTGTGCCGCCCTTCTGGTTGGCGACAGCTATGATTTTTGCCATTTTATCACTCTTTCTTTATTCTTTCGGTGGTTCTGGTAAAGGCATCCAATGTGTTACGTTGCAAGGAAGTTCGCTCCCCGTTTCCAACCAATACCCATCGGATGACATGAATCCAAACATCATATCTGACGCATCGTCAAAAACAAGAACAGGCTCGCCAATAGATGGAAGCTCGTCTTTCACACTTATCCACGCTGGATATGTGTCAGGAACATCAAAGCTATCTGCATCAATAGAATCAAGACAAGTCCCAATTCCACAAAGATACTCGCTGTCATTCGGACGATGAAGCGCTTCCACTTCGTTGTAATGGTTTTGCAGATAATCTCTTAGCTTGTCTGCATCAATCAGTCTCATACCTTCTCCTTTCTGCATCATCTGCTCAACGCGCTACGTCTTACTGCTCTTGTAACGCTTCAATGGAATAGAACGCTGGCATATACTTGTCTACGATACCCGCTTTGTCCACGCTTCTAATCAGATAGCCAACAGGTCTGTCGGGAAACGGAGACCTGTCCAAAGACAAAATGTCCTTATAAGCCGCCTTCACCGTGTCGTAAACCGCTTCTCTGCGTCTTGGTAGCTTGATTTCAGGATGCTCTTTCTTCATCCACTTCTCAACTACCTTCGCCACGTCAATGCAGTCCTGCTTTTCTAGTTCGTCACACACAGACCAGTCAAAGCCCTCGTATCCGCTTCTGCGGGGCTTTTTGGCGGCTTTTTGAGGTTCGTTCAACACTTCGCTTGCCTGTGCTTCAATCAACTTCTCAGACGCTTTAATTTTTGGCTTAAACTTGACTGCCACAGCTTTTCGTGCTACAAGGACTGGCTCGTAGGTCACAACAATGTCAGACACATCATTGATTTCGTCCACCGCAACGTCAAGCACTCGTTTACGAAGGTTCTTGTAAACATCGTAGCTAGCTTCCATTGCGCCAAGCTGTTCTCTTAACTTCTTTAAGCTGATTTCATGCGGTTTGTTGTCCATATTCAACCAATCCCGAAGAATCGAGTAAAGCAAGATGCTGTATTGTGACTTCATTCGTGACGTGTAACGCAGCCGATAACGGACATATCCGCTTTCAGCAATGTCGAAAAAGATAGAGCGCAGGTCAGGATTGCAGGTGATTGCCACGACGTAAGACCTTGTTTCTGGTACATAGTCCAGTTTTGCCCTCGTGAATAGGACAAAACTTTCAAATGTTCCTTTCTCTTTGTCAATAGGAATCGAAACCGTATTGCCCAAAAAGTGCTTGATCTGCGGCTCAACCCTTCTTGCATCAAGGCTTTTCAGCCCAAGAAGCTCCCTATATTCCGCCAAAGTAAACTCCACACGGCTGCTGCTTGGGTCTCTCGGATTTATTCTTGATAGGTAAACCTCCAACAACCGAAGTTCTCCTGCGGTGTAGTCCCTGAACTTCGCCCAAACAAGAGATTTGCTTTTCTCGACAAGGTTGTTGTCTGATATTTTTGGCATCTGCTCACTTCCTTTAATGGTCTGAAAACAGTATATCACGAATAGGGGGACGTGTCAACCATTTTGTCCCCCATGGCTTGTCTTTTTGTCCCCCATATCCTCGTCATTTCGTCCCCCATGACTTGTCAAAACGTCCCCCATGCTTTGTCATTTCGTCCCCCATCTACATATC